ACAGGCCAGCCAGTACCAGTTTGTCTGCACCAATTTCTATGGCGAGGCCGAGTACGAAGGCGTCTATGGCGTATCGGGCGCAGCTCCTGCGTTCACCTACGACGGCCATCGGTGCATGACGGTGCGCACACCGCTCGACCCGGCGCAGGACATGCCGCGTCACATCGCACAGCACGGTTCCTCGCTGGTGCTCGGTTACCAGCCGGGCGCCTACATACTGTCGGCCGTGGGCGACCCCACGAACTTCCGAGGCGAGGACGATGCGGCCAGCATCGAGATCGGCGAGCCGCTGACGAACCTGTTGCCAGCGATGTCGGACGCGTTGCTTATCACCTCACCGTCCAAGACCCTGATGCTTCAGGGGCTGACGCCTGACACCTACCAGCAGAACACCGTCTCGGCCAACCGCGGCGCCATCGAATACACCGGTGCCGATGTAGGTCGCCTCCTGACGACGGACACGATGGGCGTTGCTGGCACGGATGCTACGGACGCCTTCGGCGACTTGGTGCACACCTACCTGTCCGAGAACGTCCAGTCGTGGCTGGGGCCGCGCCTGCATTCCACGCTGGGCGCCGACTCCGTGCTGCAGCAGCCGATCTGCGCGCTACCCGTGCGCCGCACGAATCAGTACCGGCTGTACTTCCGCGACGGCTACGTGATGACCATGACGGCCAACGATACGCCGGCCTTCATGCTGCAGCGCTATTACCAGCCCTCGGGCGATCCGGATTTGCCTGATGAGCCATTCCCGCTTTCCACGGCATGCACCGGCGTGGACTCGGTCGGCCGTGAGCGCGTGTTCGGCAGCTTCGATGCCGATGCCAATCGTGGGTATGTCTTCGAGTTTGACCACGGCAACAGCTTCGATGGCCAGCCGATCCCCGCGTACTTCGTCCTGAATCCCTTGTCGTTCAGCGAGACGATGACGCTGAAGCGCTTCGACCGGATGTTCCTGCTCGGACAAGCCGAAGGCTTTGCCCGGCCGAAGCTGAGCCGAGCCGTGAATTACGGCACGCCGGATGGCACGCCAGCCACATCGTTCGCCTTCGGCGATCCCTCTGCCGCTGCAGGCCGCCGACCTGTGCGAGGCATCGTGGATGCCCCGATCGAGGGCTACGAGGTCACGGTGCGCATCGACTCGACCACCGACCAGGAAGGTCCGCACATCGTGCAGGCCATCGCCACTGATGCAGACGATCGCGGGGATTCCCGCGGTCACGTACGAGGGTAATTCCATGCTGCCAATCACGAAAAACCTTGGGTCGGGCGGCGTGTACGCTCCCACTGGTGGCGCGTCCACGCCATCGACCTACACACCGCCAGTGAGTACGGGCACGGTGGCCAAGGCGCCCGCGAGTGGCCTGATGGCCATGGCGTCGGGCAAGCCTCTGTCTGCTACGAAGCCCACGGCCCAAGCCTCGGCGGCGACGTACAACGCCACCGGCTACACCCCTACGGATGCCACGACGTCGACCTACTCGCCAACCACTGGCACGGCTTCTACCTATGACGCCACCAATGTGGATCGCACGGGCAGCACCTACGACCCGACGCTGCAGACGGTCGATCCGAACTCGCTCGTGAGCAACCAGCTCACGGGCCTGACCAGCGGTGACAGCAAGTACATCGAGGACGCGCGTCAAACCGGTCTGGAGACGGCGGCCAAATCGGGACTGATGACCAGCTCCATCGCTGCCGGGAATGCCGAGCGTGCAGCGGTGCAGGCGGCGCTTCCGATCGCGCAGCAGGATGCGTCCACCTACGCGAATGTTTCGGCTGCAAACCAAACCGCGACGAACACGGCCAACCAGTTCAACGCAGGCCAGACGCTGCAGGCGTCGACGACGGATGCCAACGCGACGAACACGGCCGGCCAGTTCAACGCGCAAAGCCAGGATTCGATGACGCAAGCCAACATGGATGCGGAGAACACGGCCGGCCAGTTCAACGCCAACGCCGACAACCAGACCAGTCAGTTCAACGCGAACTCAAGCAACCAGGCAGCGGCCTACAACGCGAATGCCGAAAATGAAGCCGGCCAGTACAACACCGGCCAGGTCAACGCCACCAACCAGTTCAACGCCAGCCAGACCAACAGCAATCAGCTTGCCTACTCGCAACTCGACGCCCAGCAGTCGAACCTCTGGTACGGCACCGAGCAGAACCGCGAGCAGGAAATGGCGGCGGTGATGCAGTCGATCTACAGCAACTCCAACCTGACGCCGGCCCAGCAGGAGCAGGCCGCGGCCAACGCCAAAACCGTGTTCCAAGGCCTGTGGGATGCCACGGACGCCACGTTCGCCCAAGGCGTCCCCGACGTGTTCACCAACGTATGAGCATCACTGTCCGTACTGCGGGCCTGGGCGATCTGACGCGACTGGTCATCCTCGGCCGTGTGGCGCATGCAGCCAGCAACTACAGCGATATCCCGTTCAATGCCAACGTGACTCGCGACATGTTCCGCGGCGCGGTGCTTCTGAAGGGGCAGGACGTGCTGATTGCCGAGCGCGGGGACGGATCGCTGGCCGGCTTCCTAGTCGCCCTGACCATCGAGCTGCCGTTCTCGCGCCGCAAGTATGCCGCCGATGCCGCTTTCTGGGCCGAGCACGGTGGCGACAGGTTGTTGGATGCCTTCATCAACTGGGCGCGCGCCAAACACGTCGCGCGTATCGACCTCAGCGTGTCGCAAGCCGATCCGGAAAACCGGGTCGATCAGCTCTATTTGCGCAAAGGATTCGAGCGCACGGGCGGTATGTACCTCATGAAACTTCAGCAGGAGAACGCATCGTGAGCGGAGTCAAGAAAGTAGTGAAGGGTGTGACTCACGCCGTGAAGTCCGTGGTGAAGGGCGTCACGCACTTCGTGAAGAAATATTGGAAGCAGATCGTCATCGCTGCCGCCATCGTGTTCACGGCCGGGATCGCCACGGTAGGTGTCGCGGGATTCAGTACGGCAATGGCGAGTGCCGGAGGGGGATTTGCCGGATTCATGTCGGCAGCCGGATCGACGATGGTGGCCGGTGTCGCGTCGATCGGCGGAAGTCTTGGCATCGGCAGCGGCGTCACGGCCGGTACGGCAGGTGGTGCGTTTGCCGCGGCGCCCGTCATGTCGGGCGTTGCGGCCGGTTCCGGACTAACCCTGGGCACTGGTGCTGCGGCCCAGGCAGCCGGTATCGCCGCCTCCACCTATTATGCGCCGGCGGCGACCACCACGGCAGCAGGTGCGGCTGCCGGCGGTGCGGCGGGTGCCTCCATGGGCGCCTTGGCGGCTCCTGGTGCAGTGCCTACCGCAGCAGCTGCCGGAGGCGCCACGGGCACCGGTACGCTGGCAACCACGGCCGGGACAGTCGGGACGGGAGCAGCAGCCAACGTGGCAACCCAGGCGGGATCGACAGCCGCCAACACCGTGGCGAATAGCGCCACCCAGACCGCCGCGAAAAGGGGTTTGCTCGACACCGTGCTGAACAGCAAGGGCTCGGGTGCCCTGATCGCTGCCGGCATCCAGGGCATCAATGGGTACGAACAGGGGAAGGCCCAGCAGGATTACTTGGACGAAACCAAGCCGCTCAGTTACTGGGGCGTTGGCGCGCGTGGTGATTCAAATGGTGGAGGCGCGATCCAAAGCCCGTGGAGCAACGGCGACACGCTCACATCCCCAAGCGCCTTCAATGCGAACACCACGCCTGTGGGCCGTAACTCGGCCGTGGTGCAGCAAACCCCCAACGGATCACAGTTGATGCAGGGCTTGCCGAACGCCAACCAGGGACTAATGGCCCAAGCATGGAACGTCAACACCGGCGCGCCCGTCGACCCGAACGATCCGAATGCGCTTCCCGACAACCTCCAGTGGTATCAGTGACATGGCCAAGACCACCACACACTCGCAGCCTGGCGAGCAGAAGATTTTCGAAACCATGCTGGCTGGCTTGCTGAATTGGGTATGGGGTCAAGGCAAAGCCGACATCCAGCGGCAGATTCAGCAAGCCACGTCTGATACGTTGGCCACGACCATCGGCCACATCGTCTACGCGCTGGTGCAGCAAGGTGCGGAGCAGGCGGCACAGAAAGGCTATGAGCTGACCATGGACATGCTGATGGGCGTTGCCACGGAGCTGATCGAGTCGCTGGAGAAGATGGCGGCAGCGATGAACCAGCAATTCGATGCGCAGGCCGTAGGCTTGCAGGCACTTACCACGGCTCTTTCCGACTACGCCCACTCGCAACCAGAGGGAAGCGAGGGACAGCAGGATGCCCAGCAGGCATTGAAGGAATTGGGCAAACAGAGCGTGGACGATGCCAGTGCCACGCTATCCCAGATCGGGCAGCGTAATGGCGTCGATCCTTTCGCACAGTCGCAGCAGGCCACTCAGGGCGCGCAGGCCCCGTCGCCGTCCGCGCCTGCTCCGCAGCAGCAAGGACTGATGGGGGCCGCACAATGAATCGCGCACTCGCTTACGGATTGATGGGAGCAGCCCAAGGTGGCCTGCAGGGCCTCCAGGACGAATGGAAGCAAAACCAAGAAGACATTCGCACGCAGAAATTGTTGCAGGCCAAGACGCAGGAAGCGGTGGCGCTGAAACAGATGGAGGCGCAGTTCAACTCGGCCGCGACGGTACAAAAAATCAGCGCCCAGTTGCAGGCGGATCAAACCCTGCAGACGCAGAAAGCCGCGGATGCCAGCTCGCTGCAAACCCAGCGTGATGCCGCGGCAGCGCAACGCACATCCGCCACGACCGCGGCTGAACAGGCCCGCGCAAACACCACTGCCGGTGCCACGATCCAGGCGGCCAAGATACGGGCAAGTGCCACCCAGACGCCGCGACCGAGTGGCAATCAGATCTGGCAGCTCCCGGACGGAACGAACGTGTTGGTCAAGCCTGGCGAGTCGCCTCCGACCAAAGGGCAACTCTTGTGGACGAATGGCGGCAGCGTGGGCGCGCGCATTCGTGGTGGCACTCCCGGTGTCGGCAGCGCGTTGAATGGTTTCGGCGCGGCGCCGGCCGTGAATAGTTCTGGTGCAACATCCTCTCCGGCGACGGCGTCTCCCGCACCTACGAGTTACCCAGCGATTCCGGCATCTGCCGCGCAATACCTGCAGCAACACCCCGACACACAAGCCTTGTTCGATCAGAAATATGGTTCCGGCGCCGCGGCGCGCATCTTGGGACAGTAATCTGTGGCGAATCCATACGATCAGTTCGACACGCCTGCCGCATCGCCGGCACCGGTGCCCGCCAATCCCTACGATCAGTTCGATGCATTGCCCGCGTTACCGGCTGGCGCCTACCAGATGCCGGCGGCGGACGATGTCCCACACCTGACGGCGCAAGGCGCGCTGGCCGATGTGCCAACGAATCAGGACGTGCAGGCGCTTCAGCACGATCAGGCAGCCGTGAATTACGCGGCGGATCAGGGTACGCCGAGCCCGTTCGTTACAGCGTCGCCGCTGGTTTCTGCGCTTCGTGCGTCGCCGTCGCAGTCGTTCGATGCGCAATTTGGCCAAGGTGCCGCGCAGCAGTACCTGACGGCAGATACGAATGCGCCCGCAACCGACGCCGCACCGTCGATGTTTTCCGGCGACTGGTGGAAACAGCAACTCGGCGCCATGGGCGAGCAGCCCTACGGGACCGGCGCCGGATACCTGATCGATAACCCGGTCACGCGTGGGCTCGGGTTGGCTGCCGCCGACACGGATATGGGGCTTTCCTATCTGGCTGGCCGTGGGGCTGCCGCGCTCGGCTTGACGGGCGCTCAACGCTATTTCGGTGGCGAAGTGGCTGCCGACAAGGCAAAGGCTGCGGCGCTGACGGCACCCAAGGATGCCGGCGTGGGTTCCCTCATCACGCAGGGTGTTTCGAACCTTGGGGGTCAACTGGCCATCGGCGGCTTGACGGGGGGCGCGGCTCCAGAAGTGAGCGCCGCGAGCGGCCTCGCGCGCACGGGTCTGATGGATGCAGCGAAGGGTGCCGTGCTCAACCCGTCGACACGCATGGCGGCGACGCTCGGTGTGTCGCAGGCCGGCAGCGAGGCGGCTCAGCTTCAGGCCGAAGGCAAGCCCGTCTCCGCGACGGATCTGGCCTCCATGGCTGCCGCCAATACGGCGGCCAATCTGGTGCCTCTGGCTGGACGATGGTCGCTACCCGCTCGCGTTGCCTCTGGCGCCCTGGTGGGCGAGGCCACCAACGAAGCCGGTAACGTAGCTGCAGGCCGCCCCATGGGCACCGGCGCCGTGATGGCAACCGGTATGGGGGCTGCACTCGGCGTACTTCCTGGCCATGGCGCATCCTCACTGGCCGACGAACGCGCAGCGCTTGCCGCCCAGATCCAGTTCGGCAACCGGGTGGACTTTCTGCGCGACGCGGTGGCGCGCCAGGACTTCGATGAGCGGATGGGGCAGGCGGCACAGCAGCATGGCGGCAGCGTGCCGCCGGAAGTAGCCTCTCAACTGGCGCAGACTGTCGCGGATGCCCACGGCACCAGCGTGGAAGCCTTGGCCAGTGCGCCCGCCAGTCCGGCCGAGGCCGGAGCCGCCGCGGCTGACCAGATGCTGGCCGAGTCGGCGCAGGCGGTGGCGCCGGAGTCGGTAGCGTCGGAGAGCGCCACAGTTCCGACGCCCCGGGGGACCGCCGAGCCCTTGGCGCCTGACCTTGCGCCACGTACGCCGGAGCTGCCGCAGGTGGCCCCGGACGTCTCCCGAGATGACTTGGTGCAGCAGTGGCGCCAGGCTCGCACCGACGGCGAGCGTGCGGACGCCGCGGCGCGCATCGCGGCATTCGACCAGCAAAAACAGGCTCAACCACCCGAGCCCGCAGCCGTGACAGCAGAGGACACATCCCCCACAACCCCGCCTGATGGCGGGGTTTCTGCTTCTGGCGAGGCGAATCCCTACGACCAGTTCGACGACGACACCCTGGCCGCGCAAAGCGATGATGATTCGCCGCCGTGGTGGTTGGCGGCGCAGCAGGAAGCGGCGCAGCAGGAAGCTTCCCAGACCGCGGCCCCGAGCGCAGCTGACGACAGGCCGCTCGTGGAATCAATGCGCCCTGAAATTGGCTGGGACACCATGGGCGGCCGCATCATCCGTGAAGCCGACACCGGCGGCGAGAAGCCGGAAGTGGTCGGGCGCACGCCATGGGTGGGCAAGCCGGGGCCAGATGGCGAGGAATCGCAGTTCTGGCGTAACCGTCCGGCTGAGGGCGGCAAGATCAGCGAGAAGGCCGCGCATGCCGCGTTGGACAAATACGCCGCCGGCCAGCCGCTGAACGCCAAGGAATCCCGGTTTGTCGATTACGCGCGCCAATCGGCACAGGACTATGAGGCCGCACGCCAGCGGGCCGAAGCCGAGTTCCAGCAGGACCAGAACGATATGGATGCGGCTGGCCACGTACAGGCGCACCAAGCGCTGGCCGATGAAGGCGTCCACTACAATCCGGCCGATCACCAAGATGCGTTGACGTTGTCACAGTGGGTGCAGCGAGCGCATGATGCGGGCGTTCCAGCCGAGAAGATTATCGACGCCACATGGGGGGGCAGTTCCGCCGATCAAGCGCGGCAACTGGCGAACCACATCAACGAAGCGGAGGCCCAACGTGGCACTGACACAGGAACAGCGTCGATCCGTCGTGGCGGCGACCTTGAAACGGATCGAGAAGGGCAAGCCGCCGCTGGTGCCGAAGTCGCCGAACCGCGGCCCGACAGCACCTTTGAACTTGTACCCGAAGGCGCGCGCACCGAAGAACCTCGACAGCAAGTAGCGCAGCAGAGTGGCCTATTCGCCGAGCCGACGGCCGACGAACGCAATCGTGCGGCGATCGAGGCCAAGGATGCCGAACGCAATGGGTTGGCTGGCGGCCGCGATGACACCGGCGACGGTGGCTTGTTCGACGGCGATCGGCCGGAGCAGACGCGCATTCCCGAGCCGCCGCGTGCGAGCCGCGGAACCGCCGAATCCGAAGCGCCAGCATTCACGCCAGAACAGGTGCGTGGCCACGCGCGTAAGGCGTGGGGCAATCGCTTCATCGCGAAGCTGGAGCGCGCCGGCGTCTTGCACTTCATCACGACCGACGATGCGATCGCGCAAGGTCTTGGTTCTGCCGATGACCTGCGCGGCGTAAAAGGCCTGTACCACGACGGCCGCGCCTATGTGTTGACTGACCAGGTGCGAGATGCGTCGCACGTGCCCGGTATCATCCTGCACGAAGCAGGATTGCACTTCGGTTACGACAACCTGACCACGCCGGCCGAGCGCCAGGCGCTACGCAACCGGGTGAACCGCGCGCTTGCCGTCGGCGATCCCGATATGGTGCGCGCGTGGCGGCATGCCGAGAAGGTAGGCACGCCGGCCCGTGCCATGCACGAAGAAGCCATGGCCTATCTGGCAGAGAACAGTCCAAGCCACGGCATCGTGGCGCGTCTGCTCGATGCAGTGAAGCGCGGCCTGAATCGTGCCGGCGTGCCCATGGGCCTGTTGGAGTCGGACAGCGACGCCATCCGGCGTACCGCGCGCGACATGTTGCGACGTGCCGCGAAGCCCGAGAAGGGACGTAGCGCCAGCGTGGACGAACATGGCACGCATGACTGGCGTGCTTCGACCGTTGGCGGTTCACCGGTGTTCTCGCGTGCCTACCATGGCACGCCACACCGCGGGATTGAAAAGGAAGGTTTTCGCCTCGACAAGATCGGATCCGGCGAAGGCAATCAGTCCTACGGCCACGGCATCTACTTTGCAGGCAATCGCAAGGTGGCAGAGCACTACCGCACAGGTCTTTCCGAGCGCGGCTTCACCAACGCGGCGCGCGAGGCCTACGACCAGTACGACTCGCCGGCCGAAGCGGAGCGGGCACTCCTTGCCATCCGAGGCCTCAGCGACTCGCAGAAAGACTTGATTCGCGCACTCAAGAAGGATGACTGGCTTGGGTTTGATTATCCGCACCAGGCTATTCGTGCCGCGCTACGGGAGCCGCACAATTTCGAGATGTCACCGGAAACGCAGGATGCGCTCCGAAAGCAGGGTCAGCTCTACCACGCCGAAATCCCTGACGATCATGAATTGCTGGACTGGGACAAATCGCTGAGCGAGCAGCCGGAGAAAGTGCGCGCAGCACTGGCATCTATCCCGGGGCTTAGGCAGGCGCTAGGCCGGATATTCGTGCACATGCCTTGGGATGAACATAGCGGCGCCAGTGCGTACCGGCAGATAAGCAAGCTCACTGGTGGTGATCGATCCGCATCGGAGAAGCTGAACGCCGCTGGCATTCCGGGGCTGCGCTACTTGGATGGTGCCAGTCGCCACGCTGGCGAGGGCACGCACAACTACGTCATCTGGGATCCATCGCGCCTGAACAACGACGTGACGCCGTACTACAGCCGTTATGCCGACAATCAGACAGCGTCGCCCGAATTCAAGCGTTGGTTCGGTGATTGGCAGGCGGCCGCCATGGAACAGCGCTTTGATAGCCTTCAGCCGACCGCCATTCATGTGCCAGAGGATTGGCGAGGCCTGTCGCTGATCAATCTCCGTGAGCGTGTACGGTCCGCGCTGGAAGAGCTGGCGGCATCAGGCGAACCGCTTCACCATCCCGAAATCGGCGACGTCGAAGTCAACCGCAACACGGGCGTGAAGAAGCCGCTGTCCAGCAGTCGCGATCCGACCAAGCTGTACGTTCTTGGCGACCTTCGCCGCGCCTTCGAGAAAAGCATCTATGCCAGCGAGTCGAAACCGGCGGGAAATGAACCCAATGTAGCGGCCTACGAAAAGCTTCTGGCGAAGGTAGACATCGAAGGGAAGCCGTTGGCTGTCGTGTTCACCGTGCGACGCATGCGTGATGGACGCCAGTTCTACAACGCCGTGACGCTGGAACACGAAAAAACCCCGGCAGTTTCTCCGAGGGATACCCCCGCGAACGGGGAACACGCCACATCGGCCAATACCGGGGTTTCCACCTTTGTACGCCGGCAGTTGGAGCGCGTCAACCAGGACGATGTGTCCAAGGTCGTGGATGACCATGGGCGCCCGAAGGTGGTCTATCACGGCACCGGCGACGGCTTCTGGTCGTTCAACGATGCGCGACTCGGCGAGTCCACTGCGCACATGACGGCGCCGCTGGGCCATTTCTTTGCCGAGAGCAAAGGCAGCGCCGAGCGGTACGCCGAGAACGCCAGCCGTGGCGTGCCAGCCGACCAGCGCGTGATCGACGCGCACCTGGCTATTCGCAAGCCCTTCAACATGACCACGGATGACCTGTTGCGGATCGAATCGCCCGATGAGTCGCGCGCGATCAAGCGACAGCTTCAGGCTCAGGGCTACGATGGCATTCATATCACCGACGCGCACCAATGGGTTGCATTCGATAGCCGACAGATCAAGTCGGCCAGCGCGAACCGGGGCACGTTCGACGCGAGCAATCCGGACATCCGCTATTCCCGTGACCTGCTCGGTGACGACGACAGCCCAGCAGGAAAGGTGCGCCGTGACGCGGCCATTGCGCGCCAGTCCGCATTGAGCCAGCTCGCGGCCGAAGGCTATGGCCAAGGCGCTATCGGCTGGGACGGCAATCCCAATGAATACAAAGGATGGCGTGCCGGCGTGCAGAGCGCTACGGCATCACTTGCTGACCGGTACGACCCCGTCAAACAGGTCCAGCGAGCGATTGCCGGCGGCGACGCGGATGCCGTGGCCGACGACGAGAACGTCTATCGCCTGGAAAACCTGATGCACGGGCGTGTGGGCGACCGTCTCGACATGCTCGATCGCGGCGCGGTGAAGCCGCTCATCAAGTCGATGAAGCAAATGCACGTGTCGTCGGCACTCTTGAACGACTACCTGCTGGCCCGACATGCGCCCGAACGCAACGCACGTATCGCGTCGATCAACCCGGCAATGAAGGATGGCGGGAGCGGCATCACCACACAGCAGGCTCGCGACATCATGGCTGGCCGTGCTGATGGCGTGTATTCCGGTCAGCGCATTACGGACGAGAACCGGCCGAAGCTGGAGATGCTGGCCAAGCGCGTGGACCGCATCCGCGATCAAACCTTGGACGTCTTGGAAGGAAGTGGCCAGGTCACTCCAGGATTGGCTGCGCAGCTCCGCAAGACCTATCAACATTACGTGCCTCTGCGCGGAAAGCGCAGTGATGCCGATGAGGTCAACGAAACACGGGGCGGTTTCGGTGCCGGCATGAACATCAAGGGCAGCCCGGTGCGTCGCGCACTGGGTCGAGGCAAGAGCAACGTCGCGCCGCCGCACATCCTTGGCGAAGTCATCGGGGATGCCCAGCGCGCCATCATCCAGGCGGAGAAGGCGAGGGTAGGGCGTGCAGTGTTGAAACTGGCGACCGAACATCCGAATCCAGACGTGTGGCAAGTTGAGCCCGTCGATCTGGAATGGAAGTTCAGCGAAGCCACCGGCGAGGCGTATCTTGGCACCCGCAAGCCAAGCAATGACCAGGACGTATTGACGGTGGTGCACAAGGGAACTCCGTACCACGTCCGGCTGGTGGATCCGCGTCTGCAGCAGGCCATCCTCAACACCGACCCCGTGCATGCCGAAGTGCTCGTGCGTTGGGTGGGTAAGCTGAATCGCTGGCTATCTGCGACCTTCACGCGTTACAACCCGGCCTTCGTCCCCGTCAACATGGTCCGTGACACGCTACTCGGCACGGTGGGCATGTCGGTTGAGCACGGACCGAAGCAAGCCGCGGAAATGTTGGCGCACTACCCGGCGGCCATGCGCGCCGTTTGGCGCGATTTCGGACATGCGTCCGGGGATGCCGGCGTGCCGGATCAGCAAAAGTCCATGAACGACTGGATGCGGGAGTTCGCCGAGCACGGCGGTACAACCTCCATCGTGCACTTCGACACGCCCGAAGAGCTGTCGCGCAACATCGCCGACAGCGTGAAATCGGGTCTCGAAATCCTTGGCGAAACCACCTTGATGCAGCCCAGCACATGGAGCCGACCACTGACGGCAGCCGGCCGCGCGCTTCACGTGCTGCAACCCGTGGTGGATGTGGTCGAACGCACGAATGTGGCCACCGAAAACGCCATGCGCTTGGCGGCCTATGTGACACGCCGCAAAGCGGGTGCAAGCGCGGATGCCGCCGCGGCCTACGCCAAGAATCTGACCGTCAACTTCAATCGAAAGGGGCGCTGGGGCGGCGTGTTGAACAGCCTGTTCCTGTTCTACAACGCCAGCCTGCAGGGCACGCGCCGCATCTACCAGCTGGCGAAGGATCACCCCAAAGCCATCGGTGCCTTCCTGGGCAGTTTGGCGGCGCTCCAGGCGCAGCAGGCCTCGGTGCTTATGTCGCGCAAGAACAAGGACGGTATCTCCGACTGGGACGCGATTCCGGAGTGGAAGAAGTCCACGGCGTTGATTATCGCGTTGCCCGGCGGCGGTAACTACTTCGCGCTGCCGATGCCCTACGAGTTCGGCTTCATGACGTATGCCGGCGGCCGGCTGACCCAGGCCGCCATGGAAAATGAGCCCTCGCAACACGGCAACATCGTGAACGACATGGGCGTCGCTTTCCTGCATTCGTTTTCGCCGGTCCCGCTGGAAAATGGCCTGTCCAGCCTAATTCCGACGCCCATCGAGACGTTCATGGAGGTGCGTGCCAACAAGGACGACATGGGCCGCACCATCACGCCCGGCGAGGATGAGGGCGCCTACCAGAAGCCTGCATCGTCACTGGGCACGCCGGGCGTGGCCGCCCCCTACGTGTGGCTCTCCAAGTTGCTCAACCGGGCCGGCGGCGGCGACCCGCAGTGGCGCCCGCCAACCCTGGCCAGCAGCATTACCGACGTGAGCCCGCAGGCGCTGCAACACATCTCCGACACGTTCCTGGGCGGCCTGGGCAGTTTCACCAGCCGGAGCTGGGTGAGCCTTCAAAAGGCGCTCGCCGGCAATTACAAGACCGCCCAGAACGGAACCGTGGCGACGAATTGGACTGCGATGGCGCGTGACCTGCCGATACTGAACCGCTTCGGCTGGCAGACCAACACGAACAGCGCACGCGCCGATCGGTATTACGACATCAAGGACGACATGGAACGGGCGAAGTCGGAGATTCAGGCTCACCTGGACCGTGGAGACATCGCTGGAGCTCAGCAGGCGGCCCGCGAAGCGGGCATTTTCGGCGATGGCTGGACCATCAAGACCAACCAGGATGGTTCACCAGCCCTGCGAACCAAGTACATCGATGGGCGTCCCGTGCGTACCTACCAGATGGCTGCGGTGCCCGGAACCATGGCAGCCGCGTACAAGGAAGCGAGCAAAGGCCTAAGCTACTACGACCCCAATGCGGGCCAGACGGTCAAGGCGCAGCTGGGCGTACAGGACTTCAATCGCCTGATTCATGCCGATTACGGGCTGAGCGGCAGCGAGCGTGAACGCGATATCAAGGCGCTGCAGGATTCGCGCGGCGGCCTGATGGGGGCCTTCCTGCAATTCTACGAACAGCGAAAGAAACAGGTCCCCACACCGGCCAAGTAACGGCGCCGAAGATGACGATCCAGATGCAGACGCCGGACAGCGCCGCGAACGCGACGCCCGAGACGAGTGCCATCGGGATAGCGGCAACGAACCACAGGGCGTCGCGAAATCGCATGCGCTGAAGCTACCACGGAAATGACTATGCCGATTCCCCCTCAAGCACCCTTGACCTACGGCGCCGCAGCGACGCCCAGCCTCACCAAGCTGGCGCCTCTTCCGCAGCCGGCGACGCCTCAGGCGGCCGGCCTGATGGGCGCGGCATCACGGTCGGCCGCGCAGATGCCCCACGTCGGCGTGGCGCGACCGGTAGCCCCGGTCAACCCCCAGCTGGCCGGCGCCGCACCGGCACAACTTCCCGCCATGCGCCTACCGAAAATGTAGGTATTTCCTGACTTCCCGGCGCCGCGCAATGCGGCATTCTGATCACGCCCGGGAAGTCTGGCCCCTGAAATCCAATGAACTGGGCGCGGCCGTATTTAGTCCCCCTGAATTTGGCCGTCGGCCCCCGAAAGGGGGCCTTTTTCGTGCCTCTGGACCCCGTAGAAATAAGCGCCCGAAGCACGAACGATCAACCACTTGCGGCATTCCACGCCGTACAAATAACAGCCCGCAAACCGCGCCGTTATCGATTTCTGCATCAGACTTTTAATCTATTGGTCCCGAGTTCGAATCTCGGACGGCCCACCAATATATTCAGGCGCTTGGGGAAACCCAAGCGTCATTTTTTTGGGCACCCGTACAATTCACCGTACAATCCCGTCGCCAGCCTGCTCAACCACAGGCACTTCATGGTCATAGCGTTTGACCATGCCCGGGTCGACATGGCCCCCTGATTTCTTGTCCTTGGAATCGGTGATGCCCCGGTGCTTGAGGCCATGCAGGCTGAAGCGCTCCTCCGGCCTGATCACCTTTTCTTGAATGGCCAGCTTCACGAAGCGCTGCCAGGCGCTGTCCAGGGTGGAGCGTTCAATCGGCCGACCTTCCTCGTTGACCAGCAAACGCCGCTGATCGGCTCGCATGGGCACGACGCGGCCCGCGCGCGACCAGATGGCTTTTCGGTAGGCCACAGCCTGCTCCCACACTTCATCGAGTTCCGGTGACCAGCGAGTGATGTTGTCGAGTGAACCTTTGCGCCGGTTCGTATGCACGCCATCGGGATGGTGGTGGGCGTCCGTGAGGGTCAGCACCTCGATGCCGCGCAGACGACAGCGGTAGGCCAGCACCATGACCATCCAGAGGTATGGAGGGCACGATCCGAGCGAATGTCCCGTGAGTGCGCCGCGGGCGCGCGCGAAGGCAATCGTGGCGTTCATCGTGGCCACGGTCGGCATCTTGAACTGGCGTCGCTCTACGGCCGCGTCAAGCTCGTGCGCGGGATTGGCCCGCTCGCGCATCTTTCCCCGCTGCATACCCCAGGCGAAGAGCCGGCCGAGGTAGCGCTTCACGTGGTTCGCGGCTGTGGGGCGCGTGGCGCCGATCGTGTCGACCAATTGCTGCATGTCTTGCCGGCGCAAGCGGTCGACCATCAGCTGGTCGAAGGACACGCCTCGCCGCGTGGGGGTGCGGCTGAGCACCTTCATGCTGGCCTTGTAGCTGCGCTGCGTACCCTCAGAAAGTGCGGCCCACTGCGGCGATGCCATGAACTGCTGGTGCAGCCAGTCGATCGATCCACGGTCGACGTGCGCGAGCTCCTCGATGGATCGGTGGAGATCGGCCAGGGTTGCGGCCGCGCCGGCCAGTCGCTTCCGCCGCTTCCGGCCACCCTCATCGATGTGGGTGTACCAGACGCGGTCGCGCTGGTCCCAGTAGGCCTTGGGTGGCAGTTTGAGTTGGTCGACGTGGTCAGGGATGCTTGGATCGTACTGACGCGGGCGTCCGCGCTTCACAGGGTAGGCCCCTCGTACATCCCGTCGTTCGCGCTCCGTTGCAGGCCGCCGGCGGCGTTGATCAGGTCGAGTGTCGTCCACGGCCCATCCTTCCCCCAGAAAAGCCGCACGCCCTGTTGGCTGAGACAGCGCTCAATGTCGCTGGCGCGCTGGTAGCCCGTGGCAGACTGCAGGTCTGCGGTGGTCAAAATGCCATCGTGATGCACAATCAGTACCCTCAACAACCCTCGTGCATCAGCCCTCCTTTCGGGTCACATAGACGTCGATATCGATCCCACTGGGCATCGGCTCCGGCTCGGGCTCACACTGCAGCGCTGCCTCAATGTCACCGGCAGCAAGGTGCAACCGGTAGTGGCGCACCAGTCGGCTGGCGTAATTGCGGCCGTACTTGCTCTGCGCATCACTGCGTCGGCGTGCGTGCGTACCGACACCGTGAGTCATGGGCCGTCCGTCGTGCGGCCGGAAATACCCTGCGTAACGCTTGCCGTCCGCCCATTGACCACGTCGGCAGGGCTCTCCGACGACAGCGCCGCATACGGGGCACGGCACAGCGATAACGCACATGTCGGTCAGGAGGTAGCGCCCGCGCTCGCTGGGCACCTTCACGAATGCGAGGTTGCCGACGGCATGGTAGGCGGTGAGCCCGATGTTGAGCGTAGCAGGCATGTCAATCGAGTCTCGTCTTGGGATGCGGGGCTGCGTTGAACTCAGCGAGCGTTACGCTGCCTTCCTCTGGGCATTCGTCGCACGACAGGTGTAGGCCGTATACCGTGACCCCATCGTCCTGAGTACACTCTCCGAACCACGCGGTGCAGTCGTAAAACGTTTCGCCCTCATTTGAGCCCGGGCCACCGAAGACCATTTGCGCGATATCGAAAGCCTCTGACGAAATGCTGATTTTCTCGGGCACGAGGGCCCAGCCATCCGGCACTGCGCAACGTTGCGCGGCTAAAGCATTCAGTGCCTTTTGCGCGATATGCCACGGCGTCCAATAGCCATCGTCGCACCGTCGCGAGGGCTGGCTAATCCCGTCAGGGAACCCCCAGCGCTCAAGCTTCACAGTAGCGCTTGCCGGGTCTTCGCCGAACGCGGCTTCCGGTACGGTGTAGTGTGGCGCTTGCTGGCCAAGCCACCTTTCGGCCTCGGTACGGAACGCCGGCGAGTCCACGTCTTGCGACACGGGCTCTGGCCACCGGCAGGCGAGAATGAAGCCATCGCGGTAGGCGTTTGCCAAGTGTGCGATCCAGCTCTGGCCGATTGACGATGCGCCAGGTTTACTCGACATTTCTCGCAGTGTCGGCGCGGCGGCTTCGAGAGCGGCGCGCTGCCCGGCAGCAATGCGTCTTGTAACCCTGCTGAATGAATCATCATTCTCGATCCAGCCAAGTGCAGATGTTATCCATGGAAGATCGATCGGTTCGCCGCATTCCGTCACCCCCTCCCGCGCTGCCTGCCGCTCGGTGAGCCATGCGCGGAGCATCGGTTCGATCATCACCATGTATTCCTTGACATCCGGCGGCCACGCGCAATCGCGCACGTCGGTCGCCATGTCAGATATCTGCTCGTCCGTGTAGGCGTTCATGCTGATTTCCTTTTGGGCTTCGGTGGCAACGGATCTCGCCAGGGCATCGTGCTGCGCCCCCACGGGCTGTTCTTGCGGCCTTTGCGCCCAGCCGATGCCATGTCGTGCACGGGATGGTTCCCTTTTCGGAAAGTCATGATCAGATCCTGATGCGAAGGGCGCGCCCTTCGAGTCGATAGCTGAAGGTTCGCCGGACGTCAGTGAGCGGTCGCAGCCACGGGTTTCGACGGTGGATGGTTTGTTGCAGGCGCCAGGTGTTCGCGTGGCGCATGTGGCCTTTGGAACTGGCCCAGATGGATTGCAGGTGCCGGAAGTCGTCGGGTGTACCTATGGCTTCGCGCCCGCGAAGATGCTCCGCACGCCACTCATTGAGCGCAGCGGTTGTGTGCTGCAGGACCCGTCGACGTACTCGGGTATGCGTCGGATAGGTCACATAGCCAAGAAAGTCGATGCCGCAGGTCAATGGCCGTAGGCGAATGTCGTCTTTCAGTTCGAGTCCGAGTTCGTTGCGCAGGAAAGCGCGTATCTGCTCCAACCACGTTTCCAGTTGTGCGCGATCACGGTGGATCAGCACCATGTCGTCCACGTAGCGCACGTACCGTTTCACGCGCAGTACACGCTTCACGTATTGATCGAGCGGATCGAGGTAGACGTTCGCCAAAAACTGGCTGCTGAGGTTTCCTGCCGGCATGCCGCAATTCGGTGCAGCATTTTCCAGCCGTTTGTACGCGGGCACATGCGCCAGTTCTTCCGGCGTGCAACGGTAGATGACGCCGGTCTTCTCGACCGATTGGCGTAACAGGGCATGTGTGGCGTGCATGATCCACGGCGCCACCTCGGCGCGCTCCAGGGGAGGCCTCATGCGGCGCCACAGCTTTTCGCGATTGATCGACGGAAAGAAGTTCTTGATGTCGATCTGGAGATACCAGCCACGACCCTGACCACTGGCTACCTGTCGCGCGAACTGCTGCACACGCTGCACGGCCTTGTGACTTCCCTTCCCCTTGCGATTGGCGTAGCTGTCGAAAATGAAGGCTGGCTCGTACACGGCTTCCAGCGGCGGAACGATCGCGTGATGAACCACGCGATCCGCGAAATCCGGCGCATGAATTTGCCGAGCCTTCGGCCGCTTCACGATGAAGCAAGTGGAGGGCTTTGGCTTCCAGGTGAAATTGTTGAGTTGTTGTTGGAGTTCCAGCAGGCGATCCATCCAACAGTGATCGAATCGGACCTGATTGGCGCTTGCTACCTTGCCGCGGCGTGCTTTCACCAACGACTGATACAGCTCTTTGTACGTGACACCCTGACTCTCACTGGCGGGCAGCGGGCGGCACACGGCCAAGGCCCGGTTGTGGTTGTTGCGGTTGTTCCTGTTGACGGTGCCCGTGTCGAAATTGACGTTCCACGCGTTGTCGGCAGGCGACGACGCTAACCCGGAAACTTGCGATCCCGCCGAGCGATCAAACAGATGGCGCGGCATCGTCATGCGTTGGCCTCACACGTCGAGGCGTTCCGGGCACTCAGAGTCTTGGCACGCTGGCGGGAGATGACAGTCCCGCCATTCTGGCCGTTAGGGTGTTGCAAACTGCGTTTCCAGCCACCGACCATGCGGCCGAGCTCGACCTTCCTTCGGGACAGGGCGCCGAGATGGTTGGAGCGGATCTGGCCCAAATCCCTGGCCGTCTGAAGGCCTTCGCCAAGATCATCCAATGTCCACGACAAATCGCTCACCCACTTTGCCGCATTGGCCTTATCGCGCCAGGCACGATTGATGAGCGAAACCATTCTGTCGGCATGCCCGCAGATCGTACGGCCAAGCTCATGGCGATAATCGTGCGTGAAGCGACCCACTGTGCGGTGCACCTCTGCACGGAAAGAGCGAGCCTTCTTCATGATCGGTGGAATGGCTGGATTCATGGCTGGATCAAAAGCGCCAAAAAGGCCCAATCACCGCTGACTGGCGGGCAGCGGGCGGCACACGGCCAAGGCCCGGTTGCGGCTGCCGCGGTAGCCCCCGCCGACGGCGCCCGCGTCGAAACTGACGCACCACGCGTCGTCGGCAGGCGACGACGCGTCAGTATCCTTGAGCCAGCACCATTCCGATTTGATGCCCGGGTGTTTCGCAACATCGACCGCGGGATTGTGTTTGCTGTAATCGACCAGCAGGACGGCCTCGCGCGGCACAGCAAGATCCCACGGCGCGTGGCCAGGGACTTGTTCCAGCTTCGATACCGCGGACTGTGCTTCGTGATGCGAGACCTTGTCGGTTAGCGTGTAGAGCAGGTCGGTGCCGTGGATGCGGTGCACGCCATCGGGTAGGCGCTTGCCGGCAATCACGTCCAGTTTGTCGGAGAGCGCCTTGGCGATGGCTTCCACTGCCGTGCCTGGGTTGTCAATGGTGACGCTCAGATTGATCGTTTGTTGCGTCATGGAAATCTCCAGTGAGGTAGGGCGATCTTTCCGTCAGCGCGGACGCGGCGTGCCGGCGAGATCAGCTGCCGCGTCGGCGTCGGTAAGTAACTTTCGCGCCAGCTCGTCGCGCAGGCGGAAGCCGAGTAGCGGCCAGACCTTCTGGACTGCGTTCTGGCGAGCGATCTTCTGGCCGACCTCTGCGTTGAAGTTCGCCGGGGCGGCACACGCCGATTCGCCGGTGACGGTGAAGCCATTGCGAAGCACTAGGACGCAGAACGTCAGGAGGTTGGCTTCGACGGGTACGTTCGGAGCCGCATCGGACGTGAGCTGCGCCTTCATGATTCCCTGTGCAGCCGTGAAGTAGTACTCGCCGACGATTTCCGCCTCGATATCAGTCGGTGTCACGCGCGGCGCGGTCAGCCCTTTGGCTTGGATTTCATTTTCAATCTGTTCGTCGGTCATGGAAGGTCTCGAATTGGGAGGGCTGCCGGTTACGGATCCGGCGCTGATGTCTCTGTGCTACAAGTCGCACCAACAGAGCAGCCGTCGCCACTGGGTCATGCAATCAGGGGGTGAAATTGCCGATGTGGAGCGTGGCCGCGTCGCCGATCTGGTTCGTGAGCACCTTGCGGAACTCGTCGGCGATAGCTTCGATGGCCGACTCCAGGCCGATGGGGCGGAGTACCAGCTGCGGCTTGTCGCCTCCAGTAAGCACTGACAGGCGCAAGGTGAACGTACGCTGCGACAACCCCGTGTAGGGCGTCACGATGTAGCTCAGCGCGTAGGGAATGCCTTCGTCGGCAGACGCCTCGATATCCTCGATCGCGGAACGGCGTGCGCCGAAGTCCTTGTCCTGGTGCGTGGCCTCGGACGTTGCCTTGATCGTGAGCTTGCGAATGGCCGCAATGGCCTTCGCCATCGTGATGACGGATCCGTCCTTCTGGATCGCGCTGACGTTGCTGGACCAGTCCTCGATCCATTCGACCAAGGCGCGCTGGTCCAGGCGCTTGCCGTTCACGCCGAGCATGGCGGCATATTCCGGTGTCGGCTTGAGTTGCAGGGCGGCCGTCCAGTCGCCATGGCCCGGCGTGCCGGCATCCCCAAGATTGAAGAACACCTCGGCCGACATCCTCTCGGCATTGACGAAGCCAGCAGCGGGAACATTATCGTCGGCGTTGCCTTTCACGTATTCGGCGAAAGACTCCAACGAGTCGCTGGTGTAACTGCCGCGGAAGCGGGAGCGGCCCTGATTGAGGGCTTCGAGCGAGATGATGTGGCCATTGTGGAAAATGGCTGGCGTAGGGGTGGCCAGCTTGTTCAGGCCGGCTGCGTCGACGGCAAGTTTGCCGATCGCGTCAACTGCGGAAGAATCCATGATGTGTTCCTTGTTGCGTGGATGAAGTGGTGGCAGTGGCTGGCGCTAATCTCCAGCTTATTGAGGCGTGTTGTTCGGCGATTACGATGTTTCTACCGGCCTCGAACCGTCTATGTTTCTCGCCGCACGTTGCGCAGTGAGCCCATCAGCCTGCGCATTCACTGCCATAGGGGAATCAGTGGGTGGCGTCGGCGCGAGTGCCCGTGTCAGCACCCCGCTTCGGGAACATCTCGGTCTGCTCCTCGGGATACAGCGACAACTTGCCGCCGCGGCCGACGTGCAGCGGGGTATCGGTCGCCGATTCCTCGATGATCCGGCCGCGCGCCATCGGCACCACGGACTTGAGCGAATGCGTCATGGCGACTTGGCTGGAATCGCCGATCTGCTTGAGCGTGAACTTCACAGTCAGCTCGCCCTTCTTGCCGTGCGTGCAGACGTTGGCGGCGATATCGCTGATCGCCGAGCTGATCTGCTGTTCGAACACGCCGGCATTCAGGTCGCCGAGCAATGCGGGAAAGTCGGTACGTCCGGTGGGATTCGGGGTGTTGGTGTCCATGTGGTCCTCCATTGGTCAGGTTGGCCACCAGGTCAGCGCCTGGCGTCCGGTGATGGAACAGGTGCGTGCATCGCCCTTGTGCACTGCGCCGCCGGTGATGCATTCCGGCAGGCGTCGAGCGAGCATGTAGCGGTCCAGGTCGGTTTTCAGGGCCAGCTCGAAGCTGGTCTGGCCCGGGAAGGCGCGTACAGCAGCAATGGCTTGGGCCTGTTGCTGTCCGCGCGTGCCGTCGGTGGTGATCTGCTCGGCGGCAAGGTGTGAGGTGTGTGGATCGGTCCGGCGTGCGGCTGGCGTCTCCACGCGACGGCACGGCGTGGAGAAGTTGAAGTCCAGTTGAGCGGCGCCGGCCATGATTAGCTCGCCTTCTGCGCCTGGAACTGCAAGTTTTCGGCCGCAGCAGCGATGACATCAGCCATTGCGCGATAGATCGCTGGCAAGTCGTAGCAGCCGTACAATTTCGCAGCACGCTCTTGCCCTACAGGGGCGAATCCAAGCTCGGCGAGACCGCCAGCGGTGATTGAAAGCGGGCCGATGCTGGCATTGATGTCGCCGAGCTTGATGCGTTCGGTGGAGCTCCCGGCCGGAGTCGAGCCGGCGACTGTCTGCTTGGAGAGCAGTTGCTCTACCGGCTGAGCTACGGACGCAGGTGCCGGTTGATCGATCGCAGTCGTAGTGACCTCATGCGCAGCCTGCTCGCGCTGCAGCTTGGCCGCTTCCTCGGCACGAATGCGCTCGCGCTCGTCTTCCTGACGCTGCGCTTCGCGCTGTTCGTATTCGACGATACGGGCAGATGCCAAGTTGCGAAGGTCGTCCGGTGCTTTGCTGGCGCAGAGCTGCACGCGATCGGCGAACAGGTGGGCATGCTGTTGGTGCTCGGCCAGGACCGCTACGTTGGCCCGAACGCGGTCAGCCTGCTGGCTGGCGTCGATCTTGGCTGATGCGACGGCAGTGCCGACGGCGTCGCGAATGCTGGCGAGAGTTTTCTTGCCCTTGATCGCCTCGCCGATCTGAGCGTTCAGGGCGGCCGGTAGCGTCAGAGCATGCTCGCCAAGCGACGTATTGATGGCCGCGTAGTGATCGCGCACTTCATCGGCGCCTGCGGCAACGACGTCCGCTCGACGTCGCTCTTTCTCGACCTTGACCACCCGATCCAGGGCCAAGCGCGCGGCCCTGATGGTGTCGTGCACGCTGTCCGCAGTGCGCATGACCGTCTCCACATCGGCCATCTGCGCCAGGGCTGCATCCTTGGCCGCCTTGATCCGGCCCTCTGCCTCGGTGCAAGCCTTGACCGCGGCCTCGGCGTCAGCGAAGTCCTGGTCGGTCTGAAGTTCGGCCGGCTTCGGAAGCCGTGCGATGAATGCCTCGGCGCCGGCCTTGAATGCGTCCAGGTTGGATGCCAATACACGGCCCTCTACGCGCAGGGAGAGCGTGCCAAAACCTTCGATAGGGGAGGCCACTAGGGGCGCAGCGATCGTCTCGGGGATATAAGCAACGACGTCTGCCGAAAGCTGTGCCCAGCCCACGATGATGCGCTCGCGTAGTGCGAGGTCGGGCGTATACCAGCAATGGCGTTCCTCGGCTAGCTGGTCACCTTCCCACCTTGATGCCATGAACAGCACGCGCTCAGCGCCGGAAACCATGCACTGATGCTCCATCTGCGCGCGATAGTGGTCTGGCAGGTGCGAGCCGTCATCCAGCCACACAAGGCTTCGTAGATCGGCATTGAGCGTCTTGTGCTCGAACGCGATCTCCCAGAGCATCGTAAGACCGTCGAAGCTGGCCGAGAACTTGCCGTCCTCGCCGACGCACGGGAACAGTTCCTCGCCGACCAGACCCTCGGCCATCGGTCGCGCCAGCGCTTCATAACGGTGGCCGTCATCGAATCTGCGCTGCGTGGCTGCGTCCACCTCGGTATGGACGCCGGTTGCCAGCTCGCGGATCAGCTGATCGCGGCTCTTGTAGGGCGAGACGCCGAGCATGGCCGGTGCGTCACTGGCGTTGAAGTGCGTGGCACGGTGCTGGTGCCACGCGGGAGTGCCTTGAATGAGATTCAGGATCTTCATTCCGACACCTCGCCGTCCGAAATTTCGCACGACCGGATAGCGTTCTTTTGCTCGACGGTGAGCGCGCCCTTGGTTTCTGCCATGGCGATGATATCGGCAGCGCTACGACGGCCGGATTCGATCACTTTGCGCCAGGTCGGCAGGTTACGGTTGAAGTCTTCGACCGGGTATTCAGTGGGCTGCGCATGCTCTACGACACTGGCGGTCGCACGTGCCGGCTCCGGGTCTTCCATCTCGTCCGGCGTGTAGACGCCCAGCATCGCGGCAGGGGCCCAACGCCTCGCCCACTGGCGCGTGCCTCGGTAGGCGAGCATGTCGTCCGGACTCTTCTTCCAGTTGTCGTTGCTGGTGGCCCACTGCTCGACGGTGCCATCAATTGACCGGGTCTTGCCGCTGCGAAGCGTTCCGGTGACGACGATCTTGCGGTGCTGGCCGGCGCCGGAGTATTCGAAGTCCAGCTCGTCCTGAATAGCGCCCATTGAGCGAAGCGCCGCGGAAACCAGCTTGCCCTCGTAGCAGAGCTTGCCGCGCACCACAGACGTGCACTGGGCTACGGATACCGGGTCCATGTTCCAGCGCTGGGCCTGCATGACGACAAGCAAGCAATCGCCCGGCTTGCCGCGCAAATGGTCGGGCAGCAGGTTGGCCTTGGACATGATGTCGGCGAGTTCCATGGCCTCGGACATCGAAGTCGGAACCAGTGCATTCATCCTTGCGCTGTTGGACATGCCAACAGCTTGCGGAGCCACTACGGCTACAGCGTTCATCGAATCTCCTGCCGGCTACCGGCCGGCGCGGTGCGGAATGGGGGAAAGCGCCAAAAAGGCCCAATCACCGCTGACTGGCGGGCAGCGGGCGGCACACGGCCAAGGCCCGGTAGCGGTAGCCGCGGCCGTTCCTGAGGACGGCGCCCGAGCCGAAACCGACGCACCACGCGTAGCCGGCAGGCGACGACGCATCAGGCGTGCGAGTCCAATGCCATTCCGGCTTGATGTGCGGGTACTGTTCGGGATCGGCCGCCGGACTGAAAAAGCGACGGTCGATGATCAACTCGGCGTCTTTGTCGCTCATCAGCTCCCACGGCGTGTAGCCAGGGATCTGCTCAAGCTTGGTGCAGGCCTTTTCGGCTCCCTCCTGCGTCAGATCCTTGTCACTGGCATAGGTAGTGACGACCTGGTCGCGCAGGTTGAGGATGCCGGCATAGTCGTTTGCGTCGCTGGAAAGGTGCGAGCCGTCGGCAGCAAGCTTGATGATGAGGATCTGCGGAGCATCGGACATGTGTCGGTTCCTTCAGCTGTGGAATTCGGGCACGCAGCCATCGCGTGTGGCGGCGGACTGTGCGATGTAGTCATTGCGGTTGCGCTCGCTGAGCACGTCGTAGGTGGCCAGCTGTGGTTCGGGCGCGGTGATCGTGCTTGCCGGAACGCGCCATTTCGCGTGCTCGACAATGCTCGGGTCGAGGTGAGGTTCGCCGGCCACGGCGCGATCCAGGGGTAGATCGGCACCGCACGGAGGGGCGGCGGCCGTGGCCGGCGAAGGGGGCGCGATGCCGAGGGCTCGTGCGAATTCAGCCAGCACGTCGCGCGCTTCGTCGTCGCTGTAAAAGACGAGATCGGAATAGCCGCACATTACGGGTACACCCCGAAGATCCAGGCGCGCAGGATCGTGGCGGCGAGATAGATGCCGCCCATGTAGAGCAGGATCGCGGCGCAGGCGTAGACGGGCCACGCCTTGTCGTCCATGCGCTCCATCCATGCGGTGGCGCGATCCAGCCACGCCAGAAACCGGAGGATCCAATTACGCGGCGGTTTGCGCGTGGCCTGGATGGGCGCGAGGCGCAGCGGTGAGCGTGCGCGCTGCCAGCGCAGGTACGCACGCTGTTCGGTGCGGAGCTTGCGGGGCGCATTCATGCCGCACCTTCCTGCCGCGCTGCCCACCGTGCTTCGGCGCGATCCTGATTAGCGCGCTCAACAGCTTCAGCCGCCTCTTCTTCGACGCGGTCATGGGCCAAATTGTCGATGTAGGTGCGAGCGGCTTTGCGCAGGATGCGTGCGAGTTCGGCATCGTCGGTGCCGTCGCGGAACAATGCGAGCACCCGGGCAGCTTGCGGATGATTGGTGCGAAGCGTCCGGTAGTAACCCACCGTGCTGACGGCATCGTCCAGTGCGTCGGTCAGGTGTTCCAGGTCTTGCCACATTTCGTCGGCGAGCTGGCTGGCACGTTCGTTGATCTGGTCTTCGCGACCCGATGCGAGTCCTTGAATTTCAGCGTATTGCCGGGCGGCACGGCCGGCGTAGCAGGGGAGGGCGTTCACGGCTTCACCTCCACGCTCTCGTATGAGCGCGCCTGTACGACATCCATAGCATCGGCGGCGAACAGCACCAGTTCTTCGCGCCCCATCGTGACGGTCGCGTCGCCAATGTAGACAAGGAACTCTTTGCCCGGCGCATCCGATGGACTCGCGACAATGCGCGGCTTGCCAACGGTGACGGTGACGATGCTGGCCATCACGCCACCTCGCACAGCAGGCCAGTGGCGCGAGCCAGCCGGACCTGACGTTCGGACCAAAGCGTGCGTGCAGCCATGCGTGCGTTTGCTTCGGTGGTGTAGGTGGATGAAGTGCGAATCAGCGTTGCGTACGTCGTGCCGTCCAGCACCTCACCGCGATACGCGGCTCCGATGCGCTCGGCGTGATAGATGACTTGGTTCATGCCTGGACCTCCCTGAAGAGCGCCAAAAAGGCCCAATCACTGCTGACTGGCGGGCAGCGGGCGGCACACGGCCAAGGCCCGGCAGTGGCAGTCGCGGTAGCCCCCGCCGACGGTGCCCGAGCCGAAATTGACGCCCCACGCGCAGTCGGCAGGCGACGACGCATCTACCGGCTTGAGCCAGTACCAATACGAACCGATGCCGGGATGCTTCTTTGTGTTGACAGCGGGGCTGTAGCGGCTGTCGTCGATCAGCAGGACGGCCTCGCGCTTCTCCGCGAGGTCCCACTTGGCGTAGCCGGGCACCTTCGGCAGGCGCTTGGCCCACTTCCTGGCGTCTTCGTGGGGGAACTGCTCATCACCTGACGTGGTGTAGAGCAGGTCGGTGCCGGCGATACGGCAGACGTTCGCGGGCAGCTTCGGGGTCTTGGCGGACATGGGCACCTCCGTGGTGAGTTCGGAGGTGAAGGTAAATCTATGCTTGCCTTATGTCAAGCGATGATTGTCTAGGAATTATTCCTAGTGACGAAGAACCCCGCCGAAGCGGGGTTTGAGGGCGCCTGGGCATCCTTCTAGTGACAGTACGTCTGGTTGCCGATGGTTTGGCAGGTAGTGCCGTCGCTGCCATAGGTGGTGTTGCCGATGCGTGTCGCTGATTGTCCTTGGTTGTCGTACGTCGTGTTGCCGATGCGTTGCGTGTTGTAGCCGTCCGAGCCATAGGTTGCGTTACCAATGCGTTGATCAGTCACGCCATTGCTGTGATAGGTCGTATTGCCGATCCGTGTCGATGTAGAGCCATCCGAACCGTACGTGGTTTGCCCAACCCGGCTGTAGGTAGTGGGCTGTTTAGATGCCTGAGAAAAGCCAGTGGGTGGGGTAAATTGGGCCGACGCAGCCGTGCAAAAAACCGATAAAGATGCGAAAGCTACTATCACTTTCATGATGATTTCCTATTAGTTGAAAATGTTTTCCCACCATGGTGGGTCAAAGCGGTCAAAAGGATTTGGTTGTTGTAACTTGCACGCTTGCTCAACTTCTTGAGCAGAAAAATTGGTCATGCCTGCTTTTAGATGGTTAAGGACGCAACTGGCCAGTCTCTGCTTGGGGTGCGAGTAGTCGTAGTGCCGCATACATGTAGCGCCAGTTGCCGCCCCTACAGCGAATAAAAGGATGTATGCCAAAATCGAAGGCATCAGGGGACGAAATGTCGCCTTGTAAGTTTGCCAGCGCATGCTTATTCCCTATTAAGCCACTTGCCCACAAGTTGCTTGCGAACTTTCTGTAATTCACCAAGTGCACAATCTCGCAAATGTGACTTGCCAATGTGCTGACGCAGAAAGGCAGCTACCTCTTCATCAGATCGCCCCAGCTTCCGCTGGTTGGTTTTGATGTAGCGAATGTGTCGCTTGCGTTCCTGCTCTTCGGTCTCGTCGCGGGAAGTGCTGTGTGCAAGCCATCGAACGAGATAGCTTTCGGCCGCCTCAAAGTGGCCGAACCGGATCAGCCGGTATTTTGGCGCCCCCACATGTCGCAGCAGCGAAGTCCAGATAAGCTGGAAAGGCTTGCCGGTGTGCAAGTGCACGTCGTGCACAAGTTGCTGAAGTCGTGCGGCTTGGTCATCAGAAATGTGTTCCGCGCCAGGTCTGACTTCGGCTACGACTTTTCGTGGTCGGCTCACGTGAATCGACACGTGGTTGTTGGAGCCGATAATTGCCGCATTCCCATCGCCGCTGATCGTTACGGCGTGTCCTTGCGGTTTTGCAGTGCGTGTTTGCTTGGCGGGGAAGGGGATGATATTCCCCTCTCGCGCGTGCCTGCGAATGGCTTCTTCCAAACGGTTTTCAACATCCTTTTCGACCGACATTGGCATTCCCCCTGTTAGTCGGTAGTCGTTACTCCTCGCATAGCGGTGAGCATGCGCGACACCATCCGTTCGGCTGCCTGCATACCGTGGCCTTCCTGGATCATGTCGTAGATGGATAGCACGATATCTGCGCGCGCTTCAGGCTTGACGGAAACTCTTGCTTTGTCGAGCACCCGTTCAGTGATCTGAAGTGCGCTACGCAAGTTATCGGCGCTTGGTCTCAAATCTTCAGACTTGGATTCGCTGTCATCGCCGTGAAAGTAGGCGAGCGGCTTGCCCGTCAGCCGGGACAGCGTTGCAAAGTGTCGCTTGTCGACGCGGCCGGTACGCAGCCAGCCTCCCACAGCCTGCTTCGAAACGTGGCATTCATCAGCAATGGCTTGCTGCGTAAGCCTTCCGGGCGCTTGAGAAATGGCGCGCTTCAGGCGGTCTCGGAGGTCGGCGGCATCAAGCATTGATAGATGGTTGTGCGTGCACCGCTTGTGCGGCAAGCAATCTCTGCTTGTCTTTATGGCAAGCATAGGTTTACCATCGTGGCATGAACGCACTCATCAGAGCTATCGGTCAGGCCGGCGGCGCACAGGCGGCGCTCGCCGGACGTATTGGTGTCAGCCCCCAACAGGTGAATCAGTGGGTGAAGGGCAAGCGTCCGTTGCCACTGGATCGGTGTCCTTTGATCGAGCGAGCGACGTCCGGCGCCGTCCGCTGCGAGGAACTGCGTCCGGACGTGGAGTGGCAACGCGATGCTGGCGACCGCGTTGTCGGTTACCAAGTGCGGCTGTCGGTGCTTGGCGGGGAGGGGAAGCAAGTCACTGGAAACGTGTCGTCGGTTCATGGCGCCACAGCCTCGCGCAAGGCCGCATCCCGCAAAACCCCTCGCGTGAAGGGTCGGCAAGGGGAGGCGGTCCGTGGATAAGGCGCAGATTCCGGGATGGCTCGCGCGTGGGCATGCCGCGATGCAGGCCACGTTTCCGCCACGTACGCGCAAGCAGATGGCCGCGTTGATGCTGGACTCCGGCTTGTGGAGTTCGAACCGACTCAGCCTGGAATCAGCCGTCGCGAGGGTAGGGGATTGCCTGCACCCGGAACGCGGTGGTGGCCAGGGCTTCCGCGTGTCCGAAGTGTGGTTGTGGATGCGCGAAAGCGGCCAGCACGCGCTGTTCGAGGCAATGGGTGCCGACCTGGGGCGGCGCACGGATCCAATCCCGACCGCGGAGCGGCAGAGCGAACTGCTGACCCGCATCGACGGCCGTCTGGAAGCCATTGCTGCCGAGCTGGCCGACCTACAGGCGCTGCGCGAAGAACTGACGGGCGGCACGCCATCCATCAAGCCGCTGGCACGCGAGTCTGCGCCGACGCGCTTCAGCCAATACGACGCCGACAGGGGGTTCTGATGCAAGCCATTGACCTGTTTGCGGGCTCAGGGCTTTTCAGCCGTGGCGCTGAAGATGCAGGCATACAAGTCGTGTGGGCAGCGAACCATTGGCCGGTTGCGGTGAATTGCTATGCCGCTAACCACGCGATCGAACCGAAGTGCCAAGATCTGCATCAAGCCGACTGGACGCAGGTGCCCGCGCATGACCTGCTGATCGCTTCACCTGCGTGCACTGGTCACACGCCGGCCCGGGGCAAGGATCGCCCGCATCACGATGCTGATCGTGCGACAGCGTGGGCCGTGGTATCCGCGCTGGAATGCCATCGCCCACCATTCGGCGTGGTCGAAAACGTGGTGGCTTTCACGCGCTGGACGTTGTTCCCAGCTTGGTGCCAAGCCGTTACTGCTCTGGGCTATGCAATCTCGCCGCATTTGGTGGACTTCGCCAACCTTGACGTGCCGCAGAATCGCGAGCGCGTCATCATCGTCCTCTCGCGGACCAAGCATCCACTAGAACTGAGGTTGCCAAAGTTGCCGCATATTCCGGCGGCGCAGATCGTGGATTTCAGCGCCGGCAACTGGTCGGCGATCCGCAAGCCGGGCCGTTCGCCCAAGACCATCGCTCGCATCGAGCGTGGACGCCGGGAACATGGCGAGCGATTCATCGCGCCGTACTACAGCGCCAGCAAGGGTGGGCGTTGTCTGAGCCGCCCCATCGGCACCATCACGACACATGATCGCTGGGCCGTCATCGACGGCGATCGGATGCGCATGTTGACGATCGATGAAGCGCGGCGAGCGATGACGGTGCCCGAGGATTACCGGCTGCCAGCGAAGCACGCGGACGCCATGAAACTGCTTGGTAACGCCGTGCCGCGGCTCGGTGCCAAGCACATCTTTCATGCATTGGAGCGTGCGGCATGAGCGATGCCTACCGCCAGTTCCTTGAACGCAAAGTCGCGATCGCTCCGAAGCTTGGATTCGACGTGGATCCATTGTCAATGAATCCTGGCCTGCGTCCGCATTGTCGAGCGCTCGTGCCATGGATGCTGCAGGGCGGCCGCCGCGCGTTATTCACCGCGTTCGGCTTGCACAAATCCGCGATGCAGTTGGAGGCGGTGCGGATCGCATCGGAACACGTCGGTGGTCGTGGTCTGATCGTCTGCCCACTAGGGGTGCGCCAAGAGTTCGTGCGGGACGCGGTGACGCATCTGCACTGGCCGGAGCCGCCGAAGTTCATCCGACGGATCGAGGATGCCGGCAATACCGGGGTGTACCTGACCAACTACGAGACCGTGCGCGACGGCAAGCTCGACCCTCGCCTATTCCAGGCGGCAAGCTTGGACGAAGCAAGCGTGCTGCGCGGTTTCGGCGGCACGAAGACCTTCCGGGAGTTCATGGCGCTGTTCGCTGGCGATGATCGCCGCGACAAGTCACAGCGGAAGGTGAGCGACGGCATCCGATTCCGGTTCGTGGCCACCGCCACGCCGTCGCCGAACGACTACATCGAGTTGCTGGCCTACGCTGCATTCCTCGGCATCATGGATGTGCCCGCGGCCAAGACTCGGTTCTTCAAGCGCAATAGCGAGAAGGCCGACGCGCTGACGCTGCATCCGCACAAGGAAGCCGAATTCTGGTCGTGGGTGTCGACTTGGGCGGTGTTCCTGCAGAAACCGTCCGACCTTGGCCAGGAGTACAGCGACGATGGGTACACGCTGCCGCCGCTCGACGTGCGCTGGCACGAAATCCCGAGCCAATCCGATCCAGGCCTGGAGAAGGACGGGCAGGGAAGGATGTTCGCGAATGCCGCTGTGAGCCTGCAAGACGCCGCGCGCGAGAAGCGCGACAGCCTACCGGCACGGCTGGCCAAGTTGCAGGAGCTGCGCGCCGAAGCGCCCGGCGAACACAGGATCCTCTGGCACGACCTGGAAGCCGAACGGCATGCGCTGGAGAGCGCGATTCCTGGGGTCATAACTGTGTACGGGAGCCAAGACATCGACGATCGCGAGGACGCGGTGCGACGTTTCTCGGATGGCGAGATTGCCGAGCTGGCCGCTAAGCCCGTGATGCTCGGCAGTGGCACGAACCTGCAACACCATTGCGCACGCGAAATCTTCCTCGGCATCGGCCACAAGTTCAACGACATCTATCAAGCCCTGCACCGTGTGCAGCGGTTCGGGCAGACACGCCCGGTGCGGATCGACTTCATCTACACGGAAGCCGAGCGTGAGATTCGCCGCAACATCGAACGCAAGTGGCGTCAGCACGAAACCATGGTGGGGAAAATGACCGACATCATCCATACGTTCGGCCTGTCGCACCAAGCCTCGATTCAGCAACTGTCGCGCTCGCTGGGCGTGGAGCGCGTCGAGGCCTCGGGCGAGAGCTATCGCTGCATCAACAATGATTGCGTGTTGGAGACGCGCATGATGGAGGCCGACAGCGTTGACCTGATCGTGACCAGTATCCCGTTCGGCACGCAGTACGAGTACTCGCCCAGCTACAACGACATGGGTCACACGGATGATGCGACGCACTTCTGGTCGCAGATGGATTTCCTGATCCCGAACCTGTTGCGCGTCCTGAAGCCCGGACGGGTAGCCGCGATCCACGTGAAGGATCGTATCCAGCCTGGCGGCATCAATGGCTTCGGATTCCAGACCGTCGAGCCGTTCTCCGACCAGACGACGACTGCGTTCACGAAGCACGGTTTCGCGTTCCTTGCGCGCAAGACGATCGTCACGGACGTGGTGCGCGAGAACAATCAAACCTACCGTCTTGGCTGGTCGGAGCAATGCAAGGACGGTTCGCGGATGGGTGCCGGCATGCCGGAATACCTGCTCATCTTCCGCAAGCCGCCGACTGACAACGGCAACGGCTATGCCGATGTGCCGGTCAAGAAAGACAAGGCCACGTACACGCGACCACGGTGGCAGTTCGATGCGCACGGATTCATGCGGTCCAGCGGCAATCGCCCCCTGATGCCGGAGGAGCTGGAGGGGCTGGACCAGGCTGCGATCTTCCAACTGTTCAAGAAGCACAGCCTCGAACAGGTCTACGACTTCACACACGACGTGACGATCGCGGAGATAGTGGACCGATCTGGTTGGCTGCCGACTACCTTCATGTTGCTGCAGCCGCAGTCATGGCATCCGGATGTGTGGGCCGATGTCGTACGCATGCGCTCGCTCAACACCATGCAGGGCAGCAAAGGCAAGGAACAGCATCTGTGCCCGCTGCCGTTCGATATCGTGGATCGATGCATCGCGCAATACAGCATGGAAGGCGAGACGGTACTTGATCCGTTCGGTGGCCTCATGACGACACCGTACTGCGCGATCAAAGCCAAACGCCGTGCCATCGGGATCGAGCTGGCACCGGGCTACTTCATGGATGGTGCCGCCTATTGCGCTGCCGCAGAACGTGAACAATCCATGCCCGGCTTGTTCGACATGCTGGATGCGCAGGCAGCCGCATGAGCCGCGCACGCAACATCAAGCCTGGATTCTTCAAGAACGATGTTCTTGTCGAACTTCCTTTCGAATATCGGCTCCTGTTCATCGGCCTATGGACGATGGCGGATCGTGAAGGGCGCTTGGAAGACCGGCCGAAACGCATCCGCATGGAGGTGTTCCCGGCCGATGACGTGGACGTTGACGTAGGCCTGCGAGCACTGCACGAGGCTGGGTTCATCCATCGGTACGAGGCTGCAGGGCAACGCTACATCGCCATCCTGGCCTGGTCGAAGCACCAGAATCCGCACGTCAAAGAAGCGGCCAGCCTGATACCAGCACCGTGCGAGCACCGTGCGAGCACCGTGCTCGCATCAGGTAAGCACCAAAACGGCACCAGAGCAGCCCGGCTGATTCCTGATTCCGGATTCCTGATTCCGGATTCTGGTTCGCCTTCGGCTCACAGCGCGAGCGAGCATCCGCGAGGCGGCACGCCCGAAGATTCGCAGCTGCCCGACGGGGTCGATCCCGAACGCTGGCAGTCCTACCGCGATCAGCTCGCCGACGATGGCAAGTTGTCGATCAGCCGGATCAAGACCGCGTTGCTGCAGCTGCGCCGGGTAATCCGGGACGGGCACGACCCGAACGCCGTGCTCACCGCCGCGGTGATGCGCGGACTGCGCGATCTCGATGACACGGCTCAACGGCTGGCCCGGGAAGCCGCGCAGCACAGCGCCCGTGATGGGCCGCCACGTGTCCAAAGCCGCCAAGCCCAAGCCATTGCCGCCCTTAACGAGGTCACCGACCGTGTCACCGCCGAACAACCCACCACCGCCCGATTGGCTGATCCGCGAACTGCGGGACGGTCTGCGCAAGCTGGTCTCCCTGAGCCTGGAATCGCCCCCGTCCGCTGAGCTGATCGGCGCCACGTTGCTGACGTGGACCGAGGTCGTCACGCACGGTCGCCAGTTCGATGCCGACAGGGACGCGCCGCGGTTCAGGGCGGCGTTCCGCACACTGGCTGAGCGTTGCCGGCGATGGCCGGCACCGGCGGATTTCCTTGCTGCGCTACCTCGCATCGAGTCATCCCGCCGGCATCTGCGTCTGATCGACGACGGGGCGCGCGAACGCGGGATGGCGCATCTGGAAACGATCGCGAAGCGGCTGCACATCGATGGTGGCTCATGACCCTTCGTCAATGCCCGCTGCAAGCCGACCTTGCTGCGGCGCTGCGTTCACGGCCGATGACTATCCGCGAATGCGCTGCCGCGGTCAGTTCGACCTACGACTCGACTCGGCAGGCCTTGGGCGCCTTGGAGCGGGCGCGCGTGGTTCGTCGCCATGGATGGCGTCCGGGTCGGCGTGGTTGGGCTCAGGTCTTCGAGTTGGAGGTGTGCTCATGATTCCGCTCGGTCACATCCGCACCGGCGTGCTGCGTATTGCGTTACGTGCCGCGAACTTGGTTCGCGAACACGGCGAAATCGCGGTCTTCATCGGCACCAATGGCCAGACCGCGGCCGTCGCCTGGTACGAGCCGGACTACGAGGCCGCTGTACGACGTCGTCATGGTCGTTTGGCTGGCATTTATCGACACAGCGAAGAACAGGGCGGACCGCAGATCGCGAAGTACGTCCGCGACGATTTGACGGCCATGATCGGGAGGCGTTGACGTGGACACGAAAGAACCCTGGCTGGACATGTTGTCGACAGAGCAGCGCAAGCTATTGAACGCCGCATGTGGCGACTTGGCCGAGCAGATCAACTGGCACGGCAACCAACTGAGCAAAGATGACTGGCGACACATGATCGCCGGCACGGTATTGGGCTGGCGGATGATGCCGGCGATCGACCGCGGCGAGGGCGCGCCGGGATTCATCATGCTCGGTGGCAGCAGTCTTGACCTGCGCAAATCGGATTGCACGGAGGCGATCACGCTGGCTTTCCATCTTGGTGACTGCCCGGAAGAGCAGGGGCTGACGTGCAAGCCTGTTCGGTGGTGTCCAGTGATCAGGCTGGCGCGCGGCATCAGTGACGCGGACGAACGGGATGCGGCGAGGTGGGCCGCATGAAGCGCACGCCGATCCAGCGGAAGACGCCCCTCAAGGCCACGACCATCTGCGCGAGCGGGAAGCGCGTCCGATCAAGCCGCCCGAAGATGACGCCGGCCAGGTCGAACGCGAAGGGTCGGCCATGCACGCTACGGTTTCCGGGTTGCTTTCCCGGGGCGGAGAACGAGCAGGTACAGCTCTGCCATCTGAGGATGCTTGGCGGTGGCGGAACTGGCATGAAGCCTCATGACAGCGAAGCGGTATTCGGCTGCACCCATTGTCATGACCTGCTTGATGGGCGAAGCCGGCTCGTCCCCGAGTTGGCCCACGAATTCACCTGGGAGCGGGTGCTGCGGGCGCTTATCGAGACGCTGCGGTTGCAGCGCGAAGCCGGGGTGCTGATCTACAAGGGGGAGGCGTGAACGTGGCCGCGGCCGATGCACTCATGGGCATCTTCGGCCTACGCCGTGTGGCGGTCGCTGTGGAATTGCCGATCAAAACCGGTGCCGGGCTCAATGACCGTTGTCACTGGCGCACGCGTGCCGCCAAGGTCAAACGCGAACGTGGCGCTGCGTGCCTCGCGGTGCCCGGCATGCGGGTGCAAACCGCGCTTCCCGTGACCGTGCGGTTGGTGCGCTTGTCCGCCGGCACGCTGGACGATGACAACCTGCAAGGGGCGCTGAAAGCCATACGCGACGGCGTGGCCGACGCCTACGGCATCCCCGACAACGAACCGCGCATCCGCTGGGAGTATGCACAAGAGCGATGCAAGCGCGGCGCGTTTGGGGTTCGTATCGAATTCCATGCGCTTGGTCAGGCAGGGGAGGCCTCATGACCTGGGACTACGGCTGCGAGCACACCGGCAAGCGGCGTTACCCCACCGCAGCCGACGTGCGCGATGCGATCAAGGCCGTTGGCAAGCGGGGCTCGCCCCAGCGCCCGTATCGGTGCAAACACTGCCACGGCTGGCATCTCACTCACTTCCTCCACGAAACGCGCCCCAAGCGGCGTGCCCGCACGCTCTACCCATCCAGGAAAGCTCCATGAATACGAAACTCGAGAAAGTGGCCCGGATGGGCGGCAAGACCACCTACAAGGATTTCCGAGAGGGGTTTGCGGCGTGCTCGTTGATGGGTGATTCGGACGCCGACATCAAGGCTGCGCTGGGTATTGCTCAACGTCACGTGGGCGCGATGGCGGTGCAGGCGCTCGAGACTCGCTATGCGTCGATGCTGCATCACGAGCGTGGTTTACGACGGGCGTGGGATCGACAGCTACGCGATGCGAAGAGTGGGAAGCGGAGCTCGCACGATGCCGCCGTACAGCGGATGTCGGCCGCCTTGGCGATTCGACGCTTCGCGGGCGCGCGGATGATCCAGCACGAGGTGGCCGAATATGCCTGGATGAGCTGCGCGCGCAGGGAGGTCATCGAGCAGTACATGCGGGACTGCGGTGCGTGGCTGGACAGCTTGTGCGGAGAGGCGGAGCGGGCATTTTTGGAGGCGCTGGGCGGTATTCGACCTCGGCGACTTGACGGGACTAGGAAAATGGCCTAAAAATCTACTATCCAGAGTTGCAACCAACGGCCGCCACGCGCGGCCGTTGTCGTGTCTGGCCGCCGTGCGCGGCACCTTTCCCCGTCCTGAATCGCTGGCGCAAGCCGGCAAGGATGAGTCATGTCCCGACTCACGGCAGCTGATCGCCGAAGCCTGAAACCGAGCCAATTTGCTGGCCCTCACGAAACGTACCCGATCCCTGACCGAGGCCATGCCATCGATGCGGAGGCGCGTGCGTCCGAAATGCACCACAAGGGCTTGATGGGGGCGGCAGCGGAAGCGCGCATCGATGCGGCAGCCAATCGCAAACTGAGGGGCGCAAAGTGATGCTGTTGCTACCCATCTCGCCATCCGATGCGCTGGCGTCGGTCATCGATCCGGCGCTGTCACAGCTTCCGGCGTCAATGACGAGTGATCCAGCGCGCGTGCTGATGTTGGCCATCGCGCTGCAGGAATCCAGCCTGGCAGCACGCGTGCAGGATGGCGGGCCGGCGCGCGGCCTGTGGCAGTTCGAACAGGGGGGCGGTGTCCACGGTGTGATGACTCATCCGGCGACATGCGCTTACGCGCGGAAGCTGTGCGCGGGTCATGCCTGCCCGGCTACCGAGCGTGCAGCTTACCTGGCGCTGGCCGGCGACGATGTGCTGGCGGCCGGGTTTGCCAGGTTGCTCCTTTTCGCGGATCCGTCGCCGCTTCCGGCAGTCGGTGACGAAGATGGCGCGTGGCGCTACTACGTCACGAACTGGCGTCCTGGCCACCCGCGACCTTTGCACTGGATCGGTAACTACCGGCTGGCCAAGCTGGCCGTCTACCCCGTGGCCGTCGCATCGGATGTCCAGGCGTGACAACGGAGGATGGCGCCATGGTCGAACGCTCGATTGGCAGGCTGGAAGGTCGGATGGACAACGTGGAGGAAAGGCTGCGCAGCTTGGAGAAGAAGGTCGACGCGCTGCTGCAGGCGGTCAATTCAGCGCGTGGCGGCTGGAAGCTGTTGCTGTCCATCGGCTCGGTATCGGCCGGTATTGGCGCGCTGCTTTCGCACCTGATCGGACGATGACCATGAAACTGACTGCAGACACGAACCCGTGGCACCGGCTTTGGTCGGCGCGCCTGATGATTCTCACCACCGCATACAGCACGGCGGCCGGCGCCTGGGCGGTGTTGCCGCCCGACTGGAAACCTGATCTGAGCGAAACCGCCAAGGCCGCCCTGGCCGGCATCGGCGTGTTGCTCCCGACGATCGCTGCAGTTTCGCACCGCTCCGAGCAGATGAAGCTGCGCGCCAGCATGCCGGACGACACCGACCAGGCGGGCGCGTGATGACCTGGCTGATTGACCTCTGGTCGAAGATCAAGATGTGGGCGCTGGCGCTTGTTGCCGTCGTGGCGGCCGTGGCGTCGGCATGGTTCCTGGGGCGCAGCAAAGGGAAATCCACGCAGAAAGCGACCGACAGCGCAGCCCAGGCGCAGGCAGCGGTGATCGCCGCCCAGCAGATAGCCCACACCGTGGAGGTGTCCAGTGCGACCCGTGAACAAGTGCAACAGCTCCCCGCGGCACCCGCTCAACCGGTGGCTACTGCTGATCCTTCTACTGCCGCTGGCCAGCTGCAAAACAACTGGCACGACCCCGACGCCCCCTGATCCATGCACCGGATGGAAACCGATCTACGTACACAACGGGGATGTGCTGACGGATGCCACGGCGAAGGAAATGCTGGCGCACAACCTGACGGGCGTGGCGCTCGGGTGCTGGCAAGCGCCCACGCCACGCAAGAGCACGACGGCCAAGTGATTCCCGGGGTTCGCCGGCTCGGCCCCGCGCTGGACATCCTGCGTCGTCGGCAGCCAAAGGATTGGCCGGAAGCCATTGCGGCTATCCAGGATTCCGACGAACGCCTCTGGGCCGATCATTGGCTGCGCCAACAAGCGCAGATCCTCCGCTTCCGGCGCGCCATGACGGCGAAGCCGGCAGCAGGCCGCGAAGAACGAGACCGACACAGCAAGGCACAGCGCGAACAGCGCCGCCGCTGAAACCGAACCGTACTTCACCGAATCGCTTCGCGAGTCGGCTGGGCGGATCGTGGGAGAGCGACATGGCAACCAACCGCAAAGAACGGGCCGGTGTGGTCCAAGGCAATCGCGGCAAGGGCCGCAAAAAGGGCACGCCGAACAAGCTGACGCGCGACGTGAAGGAAATGATCCTCGGCGCGCTCGACAAGGCGGGCGGCGTCGACTACTTGGTGAGGCAGGCCAGCGCGTCGCCCGCGGCATTCCTGACGCTGGTGGGCAAAGTGCTCCCGCTGCAGGTGACCGGGAAGGATGGCGGCCCGATCCAGACCCAGCAACTTGCCCCAGCTCAGATGACACCAGAACAGCGGCGCGAGGAAATCCAGCGCTTGCTGCAGCAGAACCCCGACTTACTCAACGCAACCGGCGCGGACGCGTCGTAGGAGAACCGCATGGCTATCACCCGCGAGAGCATCGCGCAGCACCTGACCGGCCTGGAATCGCGGCTGCAGCGTGGCTTGCATCACCTGTTCGCCGAACTGCTGGCCAAGGTCGATCGCCTGGAAGCGGAGATCGAGGGCCTGAAGCAGTCGGCCGCGCCGACGGCAGAACCGCTTCCGCCCCCGTTGCCCACGTCACCGGTGACAGCGAACGATGCAGTTGTGCCGGCGCCTCCGGCCAGCAATCCAGTCCCCGTGGCGTCGCCGGTGGTGGAAGCGCCCAGTGATTCGCCGGCCGGGGAGCCCGAGACCGCCGCGCCGGTGGATGAAACCTCGACCGGCTGACCGCGACCATGCCGTCTTCGCTCAACAACTTCGTCCGCTCGGTGCTGCAGGCCGACTGCGGCCCGACCGACGACACGCTGATGATCCAGAAGGCGGCTGCGCCGCTGCAGGATCCGCCAGGGGCAACGGAGGATGCCCCCGGTGTGCTGGCGCTGATCGACCAGCCGTCGACGCCGACGAAGGTCGAGATCGTCGCGTACACGGGCCAGTCGGTGGCCGGCGACATCGTGACGCTGACTGGGGTCAGCCGTGGCCAGGAAGGCACGACGGCGCAGTCGTGGACGGCCGGCACGCCCACGTATCAGCCGATCACGGCCGGCGTGATCCAGGCGCTGCAGACGGACGTCGCCGGCAAGCTGGCGTCCGACGGCACCGCGGTGGCGGCCGATAAGTGGGCTGCGGCCATCACGCTGACCCTGGCCGGCAAAGCCACCGGCTCGGTGCAGATCGACGGCAGCGGCAACGTCACTCTGAATGTGACAGACATCAACGCCGACTTCCTGTCGACATGGGATGCGCAAGGAAGCCGCCTACTCAACCTCGGCAGTGCACAGCTCGACTCCGATGGCGCGCAGTGGGGCCAAGTGCAACTGGCCATCGAGCAAGCGCTGTCAGGGAGTGGCAATCCGACGACGGTCGCTGTCGCGCCCAAGCTGTACTCGTGGGATGCCAACGGCACCGACACCGATTTCCCGCTGGATGACTCGGACGTCACGGACGCGCTGTTCTACGACGTGGCCGTGGGCGATGCCGGCGAACTGCGCGAGCCCTACACGGATTACACCGTCGTTGGCGATCCCGGCGACTTGGCGCTGCGCTTTGCTGCCGCGCCGGCCGCCGGCCGCGTGTGGGCTGTGCTGCGCGGTTACGCGCGGCCCTATGCTGGCGCACAGCCGCTGACCACGGTCGCCTTCCGCGTCGTCAGCCTCACGGGCGCGGCAACGATCGATGGCAGCTACCAGAACACGCTGATTCTGGTCACGGCCAGCGAAGACGTGACGCTGACGATCCCGGCCAACGCCGGCACCGTCGATGACTGGAAGGCGGGCGAGTTCTTCTCGGTCATGCAGGTCGGCTCCGGCAAGGTCACGATCGCCGTGGCCGATGGTGGCAGCCTGGTGCCGCTACCTGGATTCAGCGTCCAGACCCGCGACCAGGACAGCATCATCAGTGCCAGCTGCCTCTACGCCGACGCGAACCAGTGGGCGATTACCGGCGACCTGCTGCGCACCGTAGCATCGCCGAGCGTGGAGGCCTTCACGCTGCCCTGCAGCGATGAGACTGCCACGGATATCGCGGTGGCGGCGAACGTCTACCAGTTCCGCATGCCCTACGCGCTGCTTCTGACCGAAGCGCGGGCGACGCTGAACGTGGCGCAGACCACCGGCGACTTGGTATCGGTGGACGTGAAGGTGAACGGCACCTCCATCTTCAGCACGCAGCCCAGCATCGACAATGGCGAGCTGACCAGCACTACGGCCGATACACCGCCGGTGCTGGCGAATCCGGACAGCACTGTGCTGGCCGACGGCGACCTTTTGTCGGTGGACGTGACGCAGGTCGGCACGGCCGGCGCCCGCGGCCTGAAGGTGCAGCTGATCGGCCAGCGTGCGTCGTGAGTGCCAGCCACCGCCTGTACGATCGCCCATGGCTCGACCAAGGGGGCATGCCAGCGCTGTACGTGACAGGCGCGTTGTCGGCGGCGGCGGTGGAAGCTGCATTCAGCGGCCGGCTGCAGATCCACAATGCGCAGGGTGCGTGCTGGGCTGAGTTGATCGACGGCGAGTTGCCGAAGGGCTACTCGATCACGGTCGACAACGACACGTCCGAGGTGGTGGTGGCGTGGCCGGCGTACTCGTCGGGCGAAGTGACGCTGACGAACGGCGACTTCGAATCGGGTGCGAAGGGCTGGAATCTCGGTCCCGGCTGGTCTCTGACGGATCAGGCCAGCGCCTACAGCGGTCAATGGTGTGCGCAGTGGTCAGGATCAGGTAACAGCCAGATCCTGAGCGATTGGGTGCCGATTGTCGGTGGCACCACGACGTCACTGTCGGTAGAGGTGCAACAGGGTGCGTCCAGCTCCGGGAACGTCGGCGCGCAATGCGTGATCGAGTTTCGCGATGCCGACAAACAGCCCATTGAGGGCGGCGTTGTCACCGGCAACATGGTGGCCTCTGGCTCGGGTGGTGATTGGCATCCGTCCACGTTGACGAACGTTCCGGTGCCTTCCGCTGCGGCCTGTGCGCGTGCAGGCGGCAGTGCGTACCGGAAACGCGAGACCAAGCCGGCATGGCTCGATGCCGTGCAGTGGACGTGGAACGTCGGCGAGCAGGGTGCAAATGCGCCCACGGCCTCGACCATCACGATCCGCGTACACGACGCTGCGGGCCGGTATGCCGACTGGACCGGACTTGTTCAGATTGGCTACCTGATTCTGACTTCCTGGCTCTACCCCATCAATGTGGTCGACGACGCGGACTCTCCGCTGGCAACGGGTGGCAGCGTCAATAATCTATACGGGCTGCTCGGCCACGACGACGCGGACTCTCCGCTGGCAACGGGTGGTTCGGTAATCGCGCTGAGCCTCACTGCCACCGTGATCTACGGTAATCACGACCAACCGCAAGATGACGCTGACTCCGTGTTCGCAACAGGTGGCAGTGTGCAGGCATTGGCGCTGACGGAAACCGTCAGCTACGGCACGTACAGCCATGCGCCGGAAGACGCCGATTCGCCTATTGCCACCGGCGGTTCGGTGATCGCACTGAGCCTCGTGGTCACCACGAGTTACCAAACCTACGCCCATGCCCAGGATGATGCCGACTCTCCCTTGGGCGCAGGCGGCAGCGTCATCAACCTATCCCTGACATAACGGAGCCCCTATGGCCTCCCCCAAAATCACCGCCTCAGTCAATTGCCAAGTGCAGGGCTATTTCCGGATGACCGCCGTGCAAGGTGATGGCGACGGCAACCCGATTCCCGGCACCGAGCGCGAGCTGTGCGACTGGACGCCAAATCTCCTGACCGACAACGGCCTGGAGATGTTGAAGAGCACTGGCTTCCTCGCAACCATCGCCGTGGGCTCCGGATCGACAGCACCCGACAAGACGGATACTGCGCTGAACACACTGGTGGCGAGTGCGTCGACGAGTATTGCGGATGGACCGAATGATCTCACGGTTGCCGACTATCCGTGGACCAGCGTCACGGCTACAGCCACCTTCGCCAAGGGCGCCGCTGCGGGTAATTTGTCCGAAATGGGAGTGGGAAAAACCGCCACGAATCTGCTGGCGCGAGCCCTTATTAAGGACAGTGGCGGCAACCCAACGACGATCACAGTGTTGCCTATAGAGATCCTGACGGTCACCTACCAGTGGCGCGTCTACTTCGATTTCACGAGTTCGCACAACGATAGTTTCACCATCAACGGCGTCACGTATACCACTACGACGATGATGGGGTACATCGGAACCTCGTCGGCGCAATACTGGAATTCGTCTGGTCTCACCAACTATGCGGGATTTGGCGTTTACACAGGCGATCTCGGCGCGCCCGGTAGCAGTCCAGCGAACAAAGCGAACAAATACGGGACTACCACCAAAAATTTTTCATTTGGTGATGTCGGTGACAGTTTTGTCGATTGCGCGATTACCGCGGATGCAAGCGGTAATTCCGTGGATATCTCTGCCGTCGAAGTCAACTTTACCGCTGACTTTTCATACAACAACACGTGGCAGATCTCGGTCAAATCCGGGATCTCTCCGCCGTTGCCCAAGGACGATACCAACGAGTTTTCCATCACGATACGGTTTGACTGGGCGCGCAAGGTATCCTGATGCTTCCCGGCGACGGCGCCCTCAGCACCCCCAGCTTGCCGACCGCGTTTCGGTGGCCGATGCGCAGCGCCACCGACCTGCTCACGGATTACGAGCAAGGGGGCGAAGAACTGAATGATGCGAATGGCGATCTCAGTGTGCAGACGTGGACGCTGACCTATGCTGCGCCGGACGTGATCGTCACTGATGCGGCCGGTCATGCGACCACGCTGTTCAGTCGCGATGGCATCACCGAGCTGGCCTTGGCCTTCAACCAGAACATGGCCCCATTTGTAGCTTTCGTGCAGGATGGACAGGCGCGGTTTTGGTGGTTCGACATCACTGCCGGTGCGAACGTCTTCACTGACCTTCCCCTCGACGCCACCCATCCACGTGCGTGCCTCGACGATCACCGTGCGCTGGAGACCGCCACGAGCGACATTATTCTTGCCTACCAGCGCGAGGGCGCCCTCTACTACCGCCAACAGAGAGACCGCTTCGCCACCGAATATCTGCTCACGGCCGACGCTGGCGGTGAGCTGGTGAGCGTGGGCATGAGCACCGGCCTTCGGTTGCAGTTCGCCATCTATCCGGCGAGCTGACGCCGACCAGCGATGGAGGATGCAGACCGCCTGCTTGCGCTGCTGCAGGCAGAGCACAAGTACAACCAGCTTGCGTACATGTTCCCGGACACGGGACCGCACCGACGCGAGTTGTATGCGAAGCACATGGCGTTCATCACCGCGGGCGCGACGAATCGCGAACGCTGCTTCATGGGTGGCAACGGTGTCGGCAAGTCGGTGCTGGGCGCCTATGAAACCTCGCTGCATGCCACGGGTCGGTATCCGGACTGGTGGACAGGCCTGCGATATCCCGGCGCCATTCCGATGTGGGTGGGCGGCGACACCGGCGAGACGGTCCGCGACATCACCCAGGTCAAGTTGTTCGGCAACGTCAGCAAGGACGCGGAGCTGCTTGGCACCGGCCTGATCCCGCGAGACGCGATCGACGCCGAGAGTATCCGCTACAGGCCGAACACGAACCGCTGCATCGACTTCGCGCGGGTGAAGAACAAGGACGGTAGCTGGTCGATCGTCTCGATGAAGTCCTACGAGCAGGGCCGCAAGGCTTGGCAGGGCACCGAGATCCCATGGATCTGGCTGGACGAAGAGCCGCCGAACGACATCTACGGCGAATGCATCATGCGCGGCCGCACCGTGGATGGGCATATCGCGCTGACGTTCACGCCGTTGTCGGGCTGGACCGACGTGGTCGACGGCTACATGAAGTGGGAGCAGGCGCGGCAAGAGGGCGCCAGCAAGATCATGGTCACGTGCGGCTGGGATGACGTCCCGCACCTGACCGAGAAAGAGAAGTGCGAACTGCTGGCTTCGACGCCAGGCTACCTGCGCAACGCCCGCAAACACGGCACGCCCGTCGCGGGCGCCGGCAAGGTCTACACCGTGGAAGAGGCCGACTTCGTCATTCCGCCGATCCAGTTGCCAAGCCATTACCGGCGTGTCTTCGGGTTCGATGGCGGTTGGTACAACACCGCTTCCGTGTGGCTGGCCCACGACAAGGATGCAGACGTCGCGTACCTCTACAGCGAGTACAAGCGCGGCGAGGTGGAGATTCCGATCCATGCCGCGGCGATCAAGGCACGCGGGCTGTGGATTCCGGGTGTTGGCGATGCGGCAGCCGTCAACCAGGGCGATGGCCAGAAGATCCTGAACCTGTACCGCAAGCAGGGCGTCCGGCTGCGCCTGGCGGACAAGTCAGTCGATGCCGGTATTCAGGAGGTGTTGGCGCGCTTGGCCACGGGGCGCCTCAAGGTGTTCTCCACCTGCCAGAAATGGCTGGAGGAATACCGCCGCTACAGCTACGACGACGCGGGGCGCATCCGAAAACAGAACGACCACCTGATGGACGCTACCCGCTATGCACTGGTGAGCGGCCTGAAGATCGCGACGACGCAACGCACGGCTCCCCAGGAGTCGCACGAGGAAATGACCTTTGGCATCTACCACCGGTAACCCCACCATCGATGGGCTCGACCCCGTCGAACGTGCAGCCGTGGCCAACACGGTGCGCAACAATCCGGCGCTGGCAGACCTGCCGTCGGAGATGCAGCACGATGCACTGGACGCCATCGTGACGCAGGTGCGTGCTCAGCGTCAGGCCGCGCGTGCCGTCATCGGCGAGTTGGAAAAGTCCCGCGACAAGATCATCAAGGACCGCGCGGAAATCGAGCAGCGCTGGGTGGAAGACATCAACCAGTACGAGGGCGAGTCCACGCTGCCGAAGAGCAAGGAATACGCGACCGACGGAAACGACAGCAATCGCGACACGCAGCCCAAGGTGAACCTCACTCGGGCACGCACCAACATGGCGTCGGCGCGCATTGCCGACATGCTGTTCCCGGCCAATGACCGCAACTGGGATGTGCAGCCGCTCAATGATCGCCTGAAGGCAGCGCTGGACGAGCGTGCCGCGCAATCGCAGGCCGCGGATCAGGGGCCTGCCGACGTGGCGTTGGCTCCTGGTGCCCAGCCGGGCGACGGCCAACAAAACGCCATGGTGCCCACGGGCACCCAGACCGCGCCGGCTCAAGGTGGCCAGCAGGATTCACAGGATGGCGTGACCGACAAGGATCGCTGCGACGCCATGCGCGAGGTGATCCAACATCAGCTGGACGACTCGTGGTATTCGGAGCACGGCCGCCGGATGGTCGAGGACGGCTGCAAGTTGGGCACCGGCGTGCTCAAAGGGCCGACCACGCGCCTGATTCGCCGCAAGCGCTTCGGCTTTCAGCGTGACCAGAGCGGCAAGATGGTCGCCATCTTGGACGTAATGGAAGAGCGCGTGCCACAGTGCACGCGCGTCGATCCGCGGTTCTACTACCCCGAACCCGTGCGGCGCATGGAAGACTGCGAGCGCGGGTTCGAGCTGCACCTGATGAGCCGGTCCGAGATCAAGGAGCTGGCTGCACAGGATGGCATCGACACCGCGGCGGCCGAACTACTGCTGACGCAGGAACCGCAACTCGGTCAGATTGGCAAAAACCTGGAACAGTGGAATCGCCGTTGCGTCCTGAAGGATGCATACCAAGGCAAATACGCCGTGTGGGAGATGCACGGCATCCTCACGTCGGAAGAGCTGACGGCGCTCGGCCTGGAGGATTTGGACGACGTATCCACGATTCCTGTGGCGGAAGTGTGGTTCTGCCAAGGCGAGGTATTGCGCGTCAGCCTGTCGGTCCTGGAAGCCGACCGACGGCCGCCGTACTGGATCTGGAACTACGAGCGCGCCGACGACACGCTGTACGGCTACGGTATCCCGTGGCTGTACCGCAACACGCAGCGCTGCATCGACAGCGTGTGGCTGATGTTGATGCACAACCTGTCGGTGTCGTCCGGCCCGCAGGTGTTCTACAAGGATGGCATCGTCAGGCCGGTCGACGGCAAATACACCATTCGCGGCCCGAAGCTCTGGCGCGTGACCGACGAAGATACGGACGACGTATCCAAGGTGTTTCGCTCCGAGACCATCGCGAACAATGCCCCGCAGCTCATGGACGTGCTGAAGCTGGCCATGGACCTGGGCGATGAAGAGATCGCGTTGTCGTCACTGGCACAAGGCAATCCAAACGAAGCCGTGCCGACGGCGGCCGGTCTGATCCAGCTGTTGAATGCCTCGAACATCGTCCAGCGTCGCTGCGCGAAGTCGATGGACGATGACGTCATCAGCCCGATGGTGGAGCGGTTCTACGTCTGGAACATGCTTCACGGTCCCCTCGACGAGATCAAGGGCGACTTTGCGGTGTCGGCGCGCGGCACCAGCGTCCTGTTGCACAAGGACATCAAGGCCCAGCACCTGCAGATCATTGCCCAGATCACGGCCGATCCGCGGTTCGCGGTGTACCTGAAGGAAGGCGACTTCTTGCGTGAGCTGTTCGAGTCGGCCGATGTGTCCGCGCAGTTGCTGTTGCGCACCGACCAAGAGGCCGATGCGATCCGCCAACAGCAAGCTCAGGCCCAACAACAAGGACCGAGCGCAGCCGACCAAGCCAAGGCCCAGGCGCTGTTGGCCGAAGTGCAGCTCAAGCAACAGCAGATGCAGTTGCAACAAGCCCAGTGGCAGGCCGAGCAGCAATGGCAGCAACAGGAGCGCGTGCTGTTGCACCAGGAGCGCATGGGCGAACTGCAGGACAAGGCTGACCAGCGCCAGGCGCAGCTCTACATGAAGCAGATGGAACTGCAGATCATGGCCGCCCAGCTGGCCACCAGCAAGAACATCTCGCTGGCCGAGATCGAGAAAGACCTTCAGATTGCCCAAGGTGCCAACAACGTACAGCAGTTCGTCGCGACGATGAACGCACGGCTGAAAGCCGCCGGCATTGCCAAGGATCAGCAGGAAATGGACCTGAAGCTGGATCCGGCCAATCGGTCTGGCACCGGAATCTGACGCATGGCACGCATCGACACCCTTTCCGACACCTGGGCGGAGGTTTCCGGCTGGGCGTCATCCGAACTGAAGAAATCCCGCGACCTGTTGGAGAGCGAGGCGACGGAACCGGCGGACACGCCGGCGCTGCGCGCCCGGATCAAGTTGCTGAAACGGTTGCTTGAACTGCCCAGCAAGACCGCACCCGCTGACGAACCCGAAGTCGCTTTCGGGATCGAGCCGCCCACGAGCTGACCATGACGATCGAGCAAACCGACGACACCAAGACCCTGACCGAAGACGAACAGTTCGCGCAGCTGACCGCGGGCAACCCTCTGTTTGATGAAGCCGCGCCAGGTGAGCGTTCTGCGCAGGCTGATCAGCAGCAGGGTGGCGCGGATGAAGCGGCGAAAGACAAGGGCGCCGAGACCACGGCGCGTGTCGACGCTGGCGATGGCGAACAGAAGCAGGATGCAGACACCGCTGACCAGACTGCCGCGGCGCCAGGTGATGCAGCGGATGGCGGCGGCAAAGCTGCCGATGAACCGTTCCCCGGTTACGCCACCCTGACGCCAGAAGCCCGCGAGGCCTTCGACAAGCTCGCCAACGAACGCCGCAAGTACGAGAACGATTACCGGGCGCTGCATGGAATGACAGCGCCGCTGCAACGAGGCAACGAGGAATTGCGCCGCCAGCTCCAGGCTCAGGTGGCGCGAATCCAACAGCTGGAGCAGCTCGGACGGAAACAACAGGATGTTTCCGCCGCCAAGGATGAGGCCTTCCAGGAGTTCGACCAATGGGCACAACAGTATCCCGAGGAATCCAAGGCGCTTCTGGCCCTCGTGAATCCGCTCCGGGAAAAGGTGACAGCCCTCGAAGGGTCGCTTGGTGCGGCCCAAGCCGAGCTGGGCCACCTGCACGCCGAACGGCAGCAGGCTGCACTGGCACGGGAAGTAGGCGAGTTGGAAAAGTCCCATCCGGACTGGCGGTCGATCCACGAATCCCAGGATTACTGGGATTGGTTGAACGCCCAGCCGCCCGGCATCCAGGGGCTCAACAGCTCGATGTATGCAGGCGACACGATCCAGTTGCTCAACCTGTTCAAGGGCACGCGTGCACCTGCGCCAACCCCGGCACCTGCTTCTCAACAGGCCGTACCCACGGCCGCCGACAACGTCCAGCAACGCCGAAACCAGTCGCTCAAACAGGGCACCCAGCCCGCCGTGCGCAGCTCCGAATCCTCAGCCCGTCAGGGCGGGAATCAGGGCGACATGTCGGACGAAGACGCCCAGTTCGCGGCGCTGGTCGCTGACAACCCCAATTTCCGCTGACGAATCATAGAGGTAACCCGTCATGGCTATCCGAACCTACTCGTCGATCGATGGCGTTTCCGCCCCGATCTACTGCGAGGCCAAAGTGCTCGAGCGCGCTGGCCCGCACATCTGCCTGGATCTCGCCGCCGACCTGAAGCCGGTGCCGAAGAACTCCGGCAACGCCGTCAACTTCCGCCGGTGGCGCAATCCGGACGTGAGCACCACGCCGGTGACCGAAGGCGTTACTCCCACCGCGCGTGCGCTGGCCCACGATGACTACAACGCGACCATCAACCGGTTCGCCGAGGTCTTCGAGGAATCGCGTTACAACTACGACCTGGACGTGTGGGACAGCGTCAAGGGTGCGGCCGACGTGCTCGGCGATCTGATTCAGCGCACCCGCGAACAGGTCCGCTACAACGTCGCCAAGGCTGGCTCCAGCGTGCTGTACAACAGCTCGGCGGTCACCACCCGTGCCGGTGTGAACGGCGCCATCAGCGTCGGTCGCATCGACGTGGCGACCCGTGCGTTGGAAGCGAACAAGGCGATGACCTTCACCCAGATGGTGCGGGCCAGTACGGCCGTCAGCACCGCGGGCGTCGAGCCGGCGTACTTCGCGTTTGGCCACACCGACCTGATGCCCGACCTGCGTCGTCTGGCCGGCTTCCGTACGGTGCCGGAGATGAGCAACATCCCGAGCGAGGCGCGCAACCCGCTGTTGCGCGGTGCGCTGGGCTCGGTGCTGTTCTTCCTGTCGCCCGAGCTGGAGCCGTTCGCGGATGCCGGTGCAGCCATCGGCACCACCGGCCTCAAGTCGACCAGTGGCGACAACGTGGACGTGTATCCGCTCATCATCATCGGCCAGCATGCACTGGGCTCGATCGCCCTGCGCGGTTCCGGTCCCGCTGGACGTGGCGCGGTGAAGGTGAACATCCTCGACCAGCCGGACAAGTCTGACCCGACCAACGAGCGCGTGTACATCAGCGCCGCGTGGTATGACCAGGCGCTGCGCCTGTCCGAGGAATGGATTCAGCGCATCGAGGTGGGTGTTACCGCCGATCCGACCTGACCTTTGGCAGCAGTGGCCACGTGCCGGCTTCGGCCGGCGTTCGAGGCGCCCGGTTTCGGCCGGGCGCCTTTTTCTTGAGAGACCAACATGAACCAGAAGACTCCGCAGGAATTGCTTCTCGACTGGAGCCGCGCCGGCTTCAAGGACCTCGACCGCGAGCAGTTGAAGCAGGCCGCCGAGATGCTTGGCGTCGAGTTCGCGCCCCAGACCAACAACGAGACGTTGCGCACCAAGCTGCGCGAGGCCATTGGTACGGTTGACGGGCCGTTGCCGTCGGCTGACGTGCAGGAAATCCGCCAGGCGGTCCCGGTGCACGGTGCGTTGAGCGTGGCGGCCACGCCGCCCAACCTCACGCCGTCAGGCCGTTGGGGTGGCCGCTACCGTCGGGTGCGACTGGTGCGCACCGACTACTACAAGAACTTCATCGGCTTCCCGATCAGCTGGGAGGGCGCGCAGAAGTATTTCCACTTCGACACCGAAGTGGACATGCCGTGGCCCTACTACGAAGCGCTGCGCAACATGCGCGAGACCACGATCATCAAGACGCTGTCGGCGGACGGCCGGCGTGCCGAGACGCGCGAGGTCACCAATCAGGTGCTGCCATTCAGCGATCTGGGCGACACGCCCGGCACCGAATCGCTGCCCATCAGCATGGCCGACTACGTGCAGCGACTGGCCCGGGGTAACGACAACTTCGCGTCGACCGAGCGTCGTGACCTGGTCCGCGTGCTGCGCTGGCTGCATGGCACTCGCGCGAACGCGATGGCTCGCGACCTCACGAGCGATGAGGTGCGCGACAGGATCCTGACCTTCATCGGCGTCGACATCTACGAGGACGCTGCCTGACCATGGCCACCTTCCTGCAACTCTGCCAGCGCGTGCATCGCTATGCGCGCGTGGGCGAAGATCCTCCGGGCTCGGCGCCGGTGACGGTGACCGATCAGGATGGCGTGCTGGCCGAGATTGTGGGATGGGTTCAGGACGCGTACGAAGACGTCCAGGCCGATCAGGATGATTGGCGCTTCCGCGAGGCCGCTGGCGACGTGCCGGTGGCGGCCGGCGAGCGTACAGTGGACGTGGCCGTCACGCTGAACGACTACGATGTGTTGCGGCCCTACACGGCCGACTTCTGCCGCCGCCACATCCTGTGCGCCTACAGCGGGCAGGGCGCGGCGGACCGGCATCCGGTGTGGTTCGTGGAATGGGAGGACTGGCGTGGTGGCCGGTATGAGCGCGGCGAAGCCGTCGATGACATCGGTCGCCCGCAATACTTCACGATCAGGCCGGATGGCCAGCTCCGCTTGTACCCGGCCCCGGATGCGTTGGTCACGCTGACGCTGGCGTATCACCGCGTTCTGCAGGCGATGGAAGACGACAGCGACGTGCCGATCCTGCCGGAGCGGCATCACAACGTCATCGTGTGGCGCGCCTTGATGTACTACGCCGACACGCGCGACAAGACGCAGGAGCCGTACCAGAAGTGGGAGCGCCGCCGGAAGCAGGCGATGCAGCGGTTGTACCGTGACCAGCTGCCGGAACCGAGTTTCTGATGCAGTCCTATGCACTCAAGGGTGGACTGGACCTGTCCACCAACAAGGTCGCTGTCGATCCCGGCACGCTGCAGGATTGCCTCAACTATGAGGTAGCCGACGTCGATGGCTACTCGCGCATTTCGGGTTTCGAGCGGTTCGATGGTCAGTTTCGCATGGCGGATATGCGCTACTTGCGTCTTCGCGGCGCGCTGACCAGTGGCACGTTCAAGCCGGGTGATCAGGTCATGGTGGGCGCGTCGCCTGCGTACGTCACCGCCGGCAACACCGGTGACACGTGGGCGCTGTACGCGATCATGCACAGCCGTGAGTCCTGGCCGCTGTCACTTCCGGCCGTGGTGACCAACCTCGCGAGGCCCGGTGCCGCACAGGCAACGGCATGCGATCTACTGCCGGGCGCAGTGGGCAAACAATCTGTCGTGAACGTGGCGCGCAAGGCGCTTGTCGATGCGGCTCGGCCGCTGGTGGGCCTTGTGCCGGGCAATCCATCGACGCCCGTCGCCGGTGTCTTCTGGTTCAAGGACCGTCTTTATGCCATCCGCGATTACCCGCTGATTTGGTTTGAGTCCGCCACGTCGTTCCCGTTCCAGATAGGCGGCACGGTCACGCTGCCCGGCGGCGTCTACACCATCATCGACATCCACTACACCTCGGAAACCTACCAATCGGGCTACATGCTGCTGTGGCCGATCGATCAGGACGGCATTCCGATGACGGTGCCTCCGGTGGAAGGCAGCTTCATCACACGCCCGGGCAGCTTTACAGGGTTCGATATGGGTGGCGCTGCGATGGGCGAGTTGCCCATCGCGATGCTGGGCGGTCTCAGCTACGGCGATGCGGAAGCCCAGATCACGAGTGCCGGCGACGACGGCGCCCATCTGACGGCGGCGCTTTGGGAGGCTACGGCCACGGGCTGGCAGCCTGTGGACCTGCAGCGCGAAGTGCAGTTCACCGGAGGCACCCCGGCATTCGAGACCTTCATCACCAACAACGTGGGGCTCGGTGCCGCACCCATCACCACATCGCCGCTGGCAGGCTCGTCGGCACGCCTCAACGGCGCGGATGTCACCGCGGCAGTGGCGGCCGCCGATGGCACCGATGCAGCGCTGAGCGGCGCAGCATCCGATGATCTGCGCGTGACGGGCTTCGATCTGTCGGCGATCCCCGATACGGCCACGATCCTCGGCATACAGGTCAGCGTAACGCGGCATGCCGATGATGGCGCGAAATGCGCGGATGCCACCGTGGAGCTGATCGGCCTGGATGGCATCTCGAACAACAAGGCACGGGCGGCCGAATGGGAAACGGCGGCCACGGCCGTCAGCTACGGCGGCGCGGCCGATACGTGGGGGAATGCCCATCTCTCGCCGGCCGTCATCAAGGGCGTCGGTTTCGGCGTGCGCTTGGCCACGCGAGCGGTAGATGTCACGCCTTCCGGCGGCATTGATGCGGTGAGCGTGGCCATAACCTACCGTCGCCGGGATGGCGTCGTCTACGCCCATACAAGCTCCGCAGATGTCGAGCTGAGCTTGGTGGATGTGCAGCTGATCACTGGCAACTGGGCCGACAGTGACGGGGCCGGCTGGCTGGTACTCGGATTGCCGGGCGGTGGCGCCGCAACCCTGGGCGCCGACATGGAGATTCGTTCCGCGGCGGCCGGCGGCGGCGACCTTCTGGCCACCACGGCAAGTACCGATCAGCCCATCCGTCTGGCGGGCTGGAATGACCTGCAGGAACAGGCCAGCCAGTACCAGTTTGTCTGCACCAATTTCTATGGCGAGGCCGAGTACGAAGGCGTCTATGGCGTATCGGGCGCAGCTCCTGCGTTCACCTACGACGGCCATCGGTGCATGACGGT